GCGCAGGCCGCCGGTCAAGGTGAAGTGAATGTTGGCAATTTGGTTGCAGCTTTAGCCGGTGACGGTGACAGCGAGACTGTTTCTCTGCTTAAAAAGTATGGTATTGATAAGAAAAAGGTTGAGGGCTTGTATATGGCTTATACTAATGGGCAAGCTGATGAAGAAAGCAAACAGACACTTGAAAAATATGGGCAGGACCTTACTGCTAAAGCGATGGAAGGCAAGTTGGATCCAGTTATTGGCCGTGATGAGGAAATTCGCCGTGTAATTGAAATTTTATCGCGTCGTAAGAAAAATAATCCGGTGCTGATAGGTGAGCCTGGCGTTGGTAAAACGGCAATCGCTGAAGGTTTGGCAAGACGTATCGTAGCAGGTGATGTACCTGAAAATCTGAAAAACAAGACTTTATACGCTTTAGACCTGGCAGCTTTGGTTGCCGGTGCTAAATATCGCGGAGAGTTTGAAGAACGTTTGAAAAAGGTTTTGAAGGTTATTTCCGATTCTGCAGGACAGATCATTATGTTTATTGATGAGCTGCATACCGTGGTTGGTGCTGGTGCAGCCGAAGGAGCCATGGATGCGGGTAACATACTGAAACCGATGCTGGCCCGCGGTGAATTGCGTTGTATCGGCGCGACTACATTAAATGAGTACCGCAAGTATATTGAAAAAGACAGCGCTTTAGAGCGTCGTTTCCAACCGGTAATGGTCAAACAGCCAGGCGTTGAGGATACGATTTCGATTCTGCGTGGATTGAAAGAACGTTATGAGGTGCATCACGGTGTAAGGATTAAGGATGCGGCTTTAGTTGCGGCTGCTGTAATGAGTAACCGTTATATCAACGATCGTTTTTTGCCTGATAAGGCGATTGATCTGGTCGATGAGGCGGCAGCACGATTGAGGACCGAGATCGATTCGCTTCCGGCAGCGCTTGACGAAAGTAAGCGGCGGATACTGCAGCTAGAGATCGAGGCTCAGGCCCTTGGCAAAGAACAGGATGAGCAGTCTAAAGAACGGCTGGTGAAAATTGAAGAAGAGCTGTCTGAGCTGAGAAAGGAAAATGAAGAGCTCGTTAAACGCTGGGACGGCGAAAAAGCTTCTATTGCCCGTGTGCGCGAAGTGAAAAAAGAGATCGATGCAGTTAAACAGGAAATGGAAGGCGCTGAGCGCAGCTATGATCTGAATAAACTGGCAGAACTTAAGTATGGACGGCTGCCGGCTTTGGAGAAGGAACTTGCAGAAGTCGAAGCAAACAATAAAAATGATAAAGAGAATGTGCTGCTGAAAGAAGAAGTAGATGAAGAAGATATCGCTAAGGTGGTCAGTACTTGGACAGGGATCCCTGTTTCGCGTCTTAGCGGCGGCGAACGCGAAAAGCTCGTACATCTTGAAGATATCCTGCATCAGCGCGTTGTCGGTCAGGACGATGCGGTTAAGGCTGTCAGCGAAGCTGTCGTTCGTGCCCGTGCCGGCATAAAAGATCCTGATCGTCCGATCGGTTCATTTATTTTCCTTGGTCCTACCGGCGTTGGCAAAACAGAGCTGGCTAAGGCTTTAGCCGAGATATTGTTTGACGACGAACGCAATATGATTCGTATCGATATGAGTGAATATATGGAAAAACATACCGTTTCCCGTCTTATCGGTGCACCTCCAGGCTATGTAGGCTATGATGAAGGCGGACAGCTGACTGAAGCAGTGCGTCGCCATCCTTATTCTGTAATTTTACTGGATGAAATCGAGAAAGCACATGCTGATGTGTTTAATGTACTGCTGCAGGTACTGGATGATGGCCGGTTGACCGACGGACAGGGACGCAATGTTGATTTCAAAAATACGTTGATTATTATGACGAGTAATCTTGGTTCGGCCGAGATCATGAAAAAGCAGGGACAAATTTCCAGAGAAGATATCCAGAGTATGCTGATGCAGTTCTTCAGACCGGAATTTTTGAATCGTGTGGATGATATCGTGGTCTTTAAGGCCTTGGAAAAAGAGCAGATTAATGATATCGTGAAAATGATTCTGAAAGAGCTTGGTGAAAGACTGGAAAAACAGCTTGATCTGACGCTGGTATGCAGTGATGAAGCTGTGGCATATCTGGCGGATACAGGGTTTGACCCCGCTTTTGGTGCCCGTCCTTTAAAACGCTTGATCGTACATACTGTTGAAAATCTGCTGGGAAGAAAAATTGTCAGCGGAGAGATCAAGAGCGGTGAAACTGTAAGAGTAGTCCTGAAGAATGGTGTAATTGATATTGAGCAGGTTTCCTAAGTATTAAAAAAGTAAAGATTTCTGTAAAACAAGGCTGTGTTCGTTGAACACAGCCTTGTTTACGTATATAATGAGTATATAAGGAATTTTTTTATTGGAAGGAGCGATCAGAATGGCTAAAAAGGTAGTGATTATTGGCGGTGTTGCTGCTGGAATGAAAACAGCTTCACGCCTGCGCCGCAGAGATAAGGACGCAGAAATCACAGTAGTGGAACGTGGACAGCAGGTAAGTTATGGAGCCTGCGGTTTTCCTTATTACATTGGCGGAGATGTAAAGGATTTTTCCAGTTTTACTCATACACCGCAGGGGTTTGCACGTGATGCGGAATTTTTTAAAAATGTTAAAGGCTTTGATGTTGTTACCGGGCATGAAGCTCAAAAAATAGACCGCGCGAATAAAACGGTAACCGTAATGGATAAAGAAACTGGGGCAATACAGGAAATGTCATACGACGTATTAGTGTTAGGGACTGGGGCTACGCCTGTAAAACTGTCTTTACCTGGAGCTGAACTGGGAGGGATACATAATTTCTGGTTCCCCTGGGAGACACTAAAGGTTAAGGAAGAGATGGAAGCCTATAAAGTCACCGATGTCGTTATCGTTGGGGCGGGCTTGATAGGCATGGAACTGGCGGAGGCTTTTCATAAGCAGGGGCTGACTGTAAATATTGTAGAGATGCAGGATCGTATCCTGCCGCAGATGCTGGATCTGGAAATGGCTGATTTAGTTAAGAAACCATTAGAAAAAGCCGGTATCAGGTTATATCTGGAAGAAAAGACGCTGGGTTTTGAAGGCGAAAATGGACGAGTTACAGCAGTAAAGACTGATAAACGTACGATTCCGGCTCAGTTGGTTATTGTGGCGGTAGGTGTACGCCCGAATACAGAGTTGGCAAGTGCTGCCGGACTGGAGCTAGGTACAAGCGGGGCGATTGCTGTTAATGAATATTTGCAGACCAGTGATCCTGATATTTATGCCGGCGGTGACTGTGCAGAAAATATGAATCTTATCAGCAAGAAAAGAATATTTGCACCAATGGGTTCCACTGCGAATAAACATGGACGTGTTATTGCGGACAATATTTGTGGTGACATGATAAAATATCCCGGTGTTTTAGGAACAGGGATCTGTCAGATATTGAACTGGCAAGCCGGAAGTACGGGTTTGAACGAAAAAACGGCCAAAGCCGCAGGGATTGAGTTTGAGTCTGTGGTCGTACCTGGATTTGACAGATTAGGTTATATGCCCGGCGCGCAGCGTTTGGTGCTGAAGCTGCTGGCGGAAATTAAGACTCAGAAGGTTATAGGGGCTCAGGTTGTAGGAACCGGCGGCGTTGATAAACGTGTAGATGCTTTGGCTGCTGCCATGAGCTTCGGAGCGACATTAGAAGATTTGAGCAATATTGATTTCGCATATGCGCCGCCTTTTAACGGGCCAATAGATAATATTGCGACAGCCGCCAATGTTTTGATGAATAAAATAGAAGGACGCCTGCGCAGTATTAATCCGAAAGATTTTAAAGAATTGCGTAAAAGCGGTGAATATACTTTGGTAGATGTGCGCACTCCGGGAGAATATAAAAGTAACCGTATCGCTGGCTGTGCTAATATCATCAATTTACCTTTGGGCAAGGTGCGCAGTGAAGCCGAGAATGTGCTGGCTGATAAAGACGCTAAACTTGTTTGTTCCTGTCAGATCAATCTGCGTGGTTATGAAGCTGAAACTATGCTGCGGGCCTTAGGTTATAAAAATGTCCAAAGCCTGGAAGGAAGCATGAGCAGCTGGCCTTATGAAACTGAAAGCGGCGAAAAGAACTAGAAAATAAATGTTACATATATGCAAGATTTCTTAGCTTTTTTGCAGAAACCTTGCATATATTTTTTGTTTTATAAAAAGACTTGCTTATTACTTTAAAAGGGCGTATAGTTTAATACTGTTTGGGAAGGGGTATTACAATGATTATTAGACCAGCTACAATTATGCGGAATGATTATAATTTGATTTCTGAATATGCGCATCAAAGCGGCGAAATTGTATATTTAACGAAGTATGGTAAAGGTGATTTGGTTGTGATGAGCATCAAAACTTTTGAACAGCGTGAAGAAAAGTTTAAGTTCTATCATACTGTTATGCAGGCAGATTTAGACAGACAAAAAAGTGCCGAAGAGCTTTTTGACGGAGACGACGCTATCGCCAGATTGAAGGCGAAATTTATTGACTGATTATGCAATACGTACAGGATTGAAGATATTACCGCAGGCATGGCACGATCTTTTGGAAATTGGGTTTGTCTACAGCAGACAGGGTAAGAGACTTGAAGCAAGTGCTGTGACATGTAGTATTGTTAGTAAACTAAAGGAACTACAGGATTTTGCAATGCTGGGGAACAAAACACCCTTGAGCAGTTTGAATGAGAAAAAATATTTGATGCTGATGATAGATAAGTATGCCTGTATTTACCGCAAGGTTGAAAATACTGTATATATTTATCATATTACAGAATTACAGCGTGATTATCCTAAATTAATGAAATGACGGCAGGCAGCTTTTGCTTACAGCGAAAGCTGTTTTATTATTTTCCGGCAAGGGTATTTTACAGTAGTTTCACATATTTTCGAGTCTAGTGAGAACACTACCCTTGTGGTATAATATTTAAATATGAACAGGATAATTTGAGCGTTAAGGAAAGTGGTGAAGAAATGGCTGATAAATTTTTAGTTATTGATGGCAGCAGTTTGATACACAGGGCATTTTTTGCTTTGCCACCATTGATGACCAAGCAGGGAGTTCATACTGGCGCAGTATATGGCTTTTGTAATATGCTGGTGAAGCTTTTGGGTGATGTAAAACCTAAATGGCTGGCAGTTGCATTTGATAAATCACGTAAAACTTTCCGAACGGAAATGTTTGCAGATTATAAGGGGCAGCGTAAACCTACGCCCAGTGAACTGAGCGAACAATTTCCACTGGCCCGGCGTTTGCTGGAAGCTATGAACATCACTGTTCTTGAAACTGATGGTTACGAGGCTGATGATATTATCGGTACTTTTGCCGTACATGCGCCGCAGAACGCAGAAATTATTATCGTAACCGGCGACAAAGATGAATTGCAGCTTTTGGATGACAGGGTAAAGGTTTATTTTACCAAGCGAGGGATTTCTGATATCAAGGCGTATGATGTTGCAGCATTTGCCGCTGATTATGAAGGGTTGTCGCCAAAACAGCTGATTGATTTAAAAGGACTGATGGGTGACAGTTCAGATAATATTCCTGGTGTTCCCGGTGTAGGCCCTAAAACTGCTTTGAAGTTGATTTGTGAATATGGAACAGTAGAGAAGGTTTTAGAAAATATTGCGCAAATCAGCGGAAAAAGTTTAAAAGAGAAATTAGAAAATAATAAGGATGCTGCGCTGCTTTCAAAAAAGCTGGCAACCATTTTTACAGAAGTTCCAGTCGATCTTGATCTTGATAAATATGAACTGAAAGCTATGTCGGATGAGGCAAGGCCTTTAATGCAGGAATTGGAGTTCCGAAATTTGCATGAGAGATTCCAGACTATTTTGGGCGGCAGTGACGGTACCTTTGATCTTTTTGGAGAAAGTATCGGTCAGGAAAACGCCAATATAGAAATTGCGCTTTTAGAAACAGCAGAACAGGGCAAAGAATTCTTTGCGTTATTGCAGCAAAAGCAGGAAAAGGTTGCATTTACTGCTGTTTGCGGCGGCGAGTTACCTAAAATCCATTTTACTGCAGTGGAAATTTTTAATGATGGAAAAATTTATAAATTGCAGGAAGGCAGCGGGGCCTGGAATTTTTTTTATGAATGGCTGTCTGATTACAAACAATTGAAAGTTACATGCGACAGCAAAGAGATTTATAAGGCTTGTATGTGCCTGAATAAAAAAGCCGACGGTATAGTTGATGATATAGGTATAGCTGCTTATTTGATTGAACCAGGTCGCAGCTCCTATAGTTTGAAGGCAGTTGCAGAACGTTATCTGGCTGCAAATAACGGTGGGAATGCCGCTGATTTGCAGGCGTTACTTCCGCTTATTGAACAAAAACTGCGGGATTATGAATTGTATAAACTATATACGGAAATGGAACTGCCGCTGGCCTATTTGCTGGCAAAAATGGAATTAGCTGGAATTAAGCCGGATGTGAAGCTGCTAGAGAGTATTACAAAAGAAATGGCAGTACAGATAACTGCTTTAGAGATTTTGGCAGAAGAACAGGCCGGTGAAAAATTTAACCTGAAATCTCCTAAACAATTAGGTGTACTGCTGTTCGAAAAGTTGGGGCTTCCTATTATAAAAAAGACAAAGACCGGTTATTCGACAGATGTTTCTGTTTTGGAACAACTGGAAGGTTCGCATCCTCTGATTACGACGATCCTGGAACATCGCAAGCTGACAAAACTGCATTCAACATATCTGGAAGGGCTGCGCCCACTGATCAATCCTGCGACAGGGAGAATTCATACGCATTTTCAACAGACGGTAACGGCAACAGGAAGGTTATCAAGTACTGACCCGAATTTGCAGAATATTCCTGTACGAACTGAGATCGGTAAAAGAATCCGTGAAATATTTATACCGGGGACTGGTTATGACTGGTTGATGTCTTGCGATTATTCTCAGGTAGAACTGCGTGTACTTGCACATATGGCACAGGATAAGCTGCTTTTGGAATCTTTCCTGAATGGTCAGGATGTACACGCACGTACAGCGGCAGAGGTGTTTGGGGTGCCGTTGGAACAGGTCGATTCAATGATGCGTACCCGTGCGAAAGCAGTTAATTTTGGCATTGTTTATGGTATAAGTGATTTTGGACTGGCTAAACAGCTGGATATCAGCCGCGGTGAAGCAGCCGAGTATATAAAAAATTATTTTGCCCGCTATACAGGGGTAAAGAAATATATGGATGATACGGTCAATCATGCTCGGGAACAGGGTTATGTAGCTACAATGTTTGGACGTCGCCGTTATCTGCCTGATATCAGGCACAGTAATTTTAACTTACGCAGTTTTGCTGAGCGCACTGCCATCAATACGCCAATTCAGGGGACTGCGGCGGATATAATCAAAATAGCGATGCTTAAAGTTGAACAGGCGCTTTCTGATGCTAAAGTCAAGAGCCGCATTTTGCTGCAGGTACATGATGAATTAGTATTAGAAGTTATGGAAACGGAAAAAGAGCTGGTGGCACAGCTTGTAAAAAAAGCAATGGAAAGCGCTGCTTCTCTTAGTGTGCCGCTAACTGCCGATGTTGCCTGGGGGAAAAACTGGGCACAGACCAAATAGGAGGGATATCCATGCCGGAGTTGCCAGAAGTGGAGCAGGTCAGAAAGACTTTGCTGCCGCATATTAAGGGAAAAACTATTACTAAAGTTGAAGTATATTTGGATAGGCTGGTCAAACATCCATCGTCTGAGCAATTTATCAAAAATCTGACCGGTCGTACGATTGAAGACGTTTGCCGTCGCGGAAAGTATCTGGTGCTGAAAACAGGTGTCAATCAAAAACTTATCGTGCATTTACGTATGACCGGGTCTTTGGTGGCACAGGCTAGTGATTTAGAAGCACCGCCTTATGCCAAGATAAAATTTGAATTGACTGACGGTGTTACTATGTGGTTCTGTGATATAAGAACTTTTGGAACACTGTATTTAGTTACGGATGATGATTGTTACATTGCAGGTTATGAAACCTTGGGGCCTGAACCGCTGACAGTAGGGTTTAATCCTGAATATCTGGCTCCGATAGCTGCTAAAAGCCGCAAGCCCATCAAAACGTTGATTCTTGATCAAACGGTTATTGCCGGACTGGGAAATATTTATGCTGATGAGTGCTTGGCTTTAGCTGGAATTTTGCCTACACGTATAGCTAATACTTTGACGCGTGCGGAAATAGAAGCTGTGCATGAAGCGGCGAACAAAGTGATTGCACAGGGAATTGCCAATCGAGGAACCACTTTTCGTGATTATAAGGATGGCGAAGGTAATAAAGGTGACAATCAAAATCATCTGCTTGTTTATGGACGTGGCGGCGAACCGTGTAAAACCTGCGGTGAGCCTTTAGCCACGACAAAGGTTGGCGGCAGAGGCACTACTTACTGTGCCAAATGCCAGCACTGAGTGAAGTTATGAAAATTATTGGGTTAACAGGTGGTATTGCTTCTGGAAAAAGTACTGTCGCTTCGATTTTACAGAAACTGGGAGCTCATATTTTTGATGCGGATATTGCAAGCCGGCAGGCAGTTGCGCGTGGATCACAGGGGCTGCAACAGGTTATAGATGTTTTTGGCAGAGATTACCTGACAATTGACGGTGAGTTGGACCGGCAGAAGATTGCACAGCTGGTTTTTGAAAATAAAGCAGCGTTGGGGCAGTTGGAAAGCATAGTTCATACTTATGTGCGCTGTGAAGCAAAAAAATTTTTAGAACAGTGCAGGCGGCAGAATTTCTCAGCAGCGGTGCTTGACGTGCCGCTGTTGATCGAATGCGGCTGGTATAAAGAAGTTGATTTAGTGTGGCTGGTTGCAGTTGACGAACAGACTCAGATTGAGCGTGCTATGGCACGCAGCGGAATGTCGCAGCAGGAAGTAGAGGTTCGTATTGCGGCACAAATGACTTTGGCTGCAAAGTGTCAGTATGCGGATTTGATCATTGATAACAGTGGCAGCCTGAAACAAACTGAGCTGACAGTAAAAAAAGAATGGGAAAAAGTATTACAGATGGAGGATTGAGTTTGGCCAGACGTCGAAAAAAGAAAAACAACAGCCGCAAAATTTGGTTTGTACTGATTTTGCTGTGTGCAGTTTCGTTGTTGGGCTGGAAAATTTGGACGTCTGACGAAGTACAAATGCGGTTTGTTTATATGTGGCCTTATCAAGGCGAGATTTTGGAATACAGCGGGAAAAACAAGATTGATCCTTTTTTAGTGGCGGCAGTCATAAAAAATGAAAGTAATTTTGATCGTAAGGCTGTATCTAAGGTTGGAGCAATCGGACTAATGCAGATTATGCCGGATACCGGGGCATGGATCGCCGAACAGATGGGAATCAAAAATTTTGACCCACAGGATTTATATCGTACAGACGCTAATATCCGTTTAGGATGTTGGTATCTTGGAGAACTGGAATATGAATTTCAGCGGAACTGGGTCTTGATGATGATTGCTTATAATGCCGGTCGTGGCAATACAAAAGCGTGGATGCAGGAAAATAATTGGGGTTACGATTTTAATAGAATCGAGGATATTCCATACAGTGATACACGTGAATATGTGAGGAAAGTTTTGTATGATCGGGATGAGTATTACAAATTATATAAAAACAGGTTAAAAAAGTATTGACGGAGTTGTAATAGTGTGCTATTATATCACTGTTGCTGATTTAGGCAATTGTAATGCGGTAGTGGCGGAACGGCAGACGCGCTAGCCTCAGGAGCTAGTGGGGGCAACCCCGTGGAGGTTCAAATCCTCTCTACCGCACCATTTTTGTCTATAACGGTAATTTTTAACCACAATGCGGTTGTGGCGGAACGGCAGACGCACCATCTTGAGGGGGTGGCGGGGAGACCCGTGTGGGTTCAAATCCCACCAACCGCACCAAATGAGTAAACAAGCGGCTTGCAAGATTCTTGCAGGCCGTTATTTTTATTTGACTACATTTTAACTTGAGTGGGTTGACTACATTTTGACTACAAAAAGTTTTCTATCTTTTTTGCTACATCGCAATCTAGGTCGGGTGTAACATGGGAATATGTATCCATTGTTTGCTTGAATGAAGAATGCCCGAGCCTTGATTGTACGACTTTGAAATGTACGCCAGCTTTCAGTAGCAGTGTCGCATGGGTATGCCGTAGGGAGTGAAAAGAAAAGCCGGCCGGCAAACCCGCTTTCTTGCCATAATCTCTTGCCATCTTGGTTACCCAGTCAGGATTACGCGGGTTACCGTTTTCTCCTGGGAATACAAGGTCTAAGTCAACATAGTCGATTGTTTTTAGTTTTCTTTCGATGACAGTAATTCGTTGTTCTTTTAATAGCGAAAAAGTTTTGCTGTCTAAAGAGATTGTGCGGCGGCTAGAAGTATTTTTTGTTGTGGGAGAAATTATCGTTTTACTGCCAATCTTCAAAACCGTTTGAGCTACGGAAACAGTCTTGTGAAGTGAATCAATGTCGCACCACCTTACCCCTAGGAGTTCGGATCGTCTTAGTCCCGTAGCAATTGCAAATTGGAATAGGCGTCGGATTTCGTTGGTGGATATCGTGTCAAGCAATTTTTTTACCTGAACTTTATCAAGTGCAACGATATCCTTAGTTTTGTATACTTTGGGTTTTGCGACCTTGTCCATTGGGTTTTTGTCAATTATGTCATCGAACAAGGCTTGCTTTAAAGAGGACTTCAGCAAAGTGTAGATGTACTCAATACTTCTTGGCGATAAACCAGATTCGCGTTTTTGTGCAAAAAAATCACGCAGTAATGGCGTGCTTATTTCAGACAATGTGTAGCGACCTAGTGCAGGTCTTATGTGAAGCCTTACTACACCGCAATAGCTGTCAAAGGTTGCAGCGGATAAATTGTTTTTTATATACTCCAACCATGCGTCTAGCCATTCGTCATATAAAATATCTGACGAATAAACATTTTTACTCTGTGCCTGTTCAAAGGCTTCTTGTTTACTTTCAGCTTCCGCTTTTGTCGAGCCGTAGAAAAACTTGCGTTTCCCGTTATATGTTTTTGTGATAACTATTCGTCCGTCAGCTCGTTTCTTTTTTCTAGCCATAAAAAATCAGCTCCTTTACTGTAATTTGAGTATGCAGTAGCAGAGCTGAGTACAATATGATATAATTATACTGTATCAGCTCGCTTGTCGGTGGGCGTTACGTTGACCGTTCCTGTTGGCGCAGGGGCGGTCTTTTTTATTTAATATCCTCGGTTATAACGATTAACTGCGTCATTAGCTTGGGATATTGCTTCCAATTTTGCTTCGTGAATGCGTTGTATGTCGTTATTACAATTTTCTACATACTCTTTAGCTTCTTCTACATACCTTGCAATATCATTACGGCTAGGGTCGTACGGCAAATAAGAATTAAATTCTGGGTATCCCATAATTCCAAGGTTAGAACCGCCAATTACAAATGCAAACGCTACACTGGAACACCATATACTTGCAATTAAAGCTATTATGAATATTTTTTTCATAGGATGAATCTCCTTCATTGAACATTATCGCGATTACCAAACCACTTTGATACCCCAGAAAAAGCGACTATAGTAGTGCCAAAAAGAATGGTAATTATGGCATTAAAAATAAACCATACGCCTTCTAATGCTAAATATTGTAAAACCACAGCATACCAAACTTTAGCAAAAAATATACCAACTATTATAGCAATTGGGACTGTTATAAAAAGCGGAAGGCTCATTACAATAGAAAGAGCAAATATTGCAATTGCTGCTCCATTGCCAGAGAACAAACCCCGCATTCCAGGAAAAGCATCAACAATCAATTCAATTGAAAACTGAAAACCAAAAATAAATGCTGATAATAATATAATGCTTAATAAAAATGCCATATAAACATCTCCTTAATTATAATTTAGTTAGCATAATACTAATCGAAAAACTAAAAAAATAAAACTACCTGGATCTAACTAATTCAATTTCATCAACGCAATAACAACAATCAAAGTCGTTATTTGCAATATGCCCTTGCTCGTGTAGAAGCGTTTTTTTATTTGCTTCAAAAGTAAACCTTGAATTGAGTACACAAATTTTTTCACCTTCAGGAGTACAAAAACAAAAACCTTTTATTGATAGAGGTAGATTAAATAATATGGTTCGTTCAATCATCTTCATTACGTTCCTTTTTTCTCATTCGGGCAACCATATCGGCTACAAACTTTAGATCTTCGGGGGATACGTCTTTAGCGGCGTCAAACAATATCTTCATGTCTGGGTTATCATATATCTCTTGAGCCATTTGTGCCGCTTCTGGGTTAGTGTAGTATCCCTTGTGTTCAACCGCGGTAGCGGTTTCTTCGTTGCCAAGTAAATAGTCGGTGCTTACCCGAAACTTTTGAGCCAATTTTAAAAGCATTTCATTGGACGGCATACGCTGGCCAAGTTCATAAAAGGATACTGCTTTTGGTGTTACTCCTAAGAAGTCCGCCAGCTCTTTTTGTGTTATATCATTATCTTGTCTTAATTGTTTTATTCGTTGACCTAACATTAAGTTCACCACTCCTTGTGTACTGTGTGTTCATTATACAACAAAAATATAAAAAAAGCTATTGACATTCCACGAAATGTACTGTACAATATGTACATAGAGAAAGGAGGGGTACAATGAACAAATTAAAAGAAATTAGAACGAAGAAAAAAATAAGTCAAGAGATGCTTGCTTGCAATGTAGGCGTAACGGTTAGATACATTGCGTTCCTTGAAAGCGGAAACAGAAAACCATCGATAGATGTGGCTTTTAAAATTGCAAAAGTTTTAAATAGCACAGTCGATGATATTTTTTTACCCCGCAAGTGTACAAAGTGTTCACAAGAGTAACCGAAATAAGCACATAAACACATAAAGGAGTAAGAGTATGAACAATGAAGAAAACGAAAAAATCGTTCAACTGTTAGAACAGCTGAACGATAACCTAAAGAGCATTGCAAGGAGCGCTAAGAGTGTTCAAGAAATCCAATTCTGTTTGGCCGTATATCGGGTTGATCCGACAAGTCAACTGTCACGAGATTTAACGGCTGCGCTTCTGCAGGGAGCAAAAGAGTGGTGTGAATCCCTTGGCTAGATTGTCCTGCAAATATAAGGTAGTTGTCGCCAACCCGACCAATTCGTGTAACTTCAAATTGAGGGTAGTTGATTAAAAATACTTTCAATTCTTGAGTTGAGGATAATTCAGCTTCTCTAAATTTAATGAACTTCATAATATCTTGATAAATATTTTTGGCTAACACAATAATCACCTCCTTCCAATGCAATTATAGCACAGGAGAGCAGAAAGGAGCGTAGTATGTTAGAAGATTGGCGGGATTACCGTCGCTACATAAGAAGCAGGCAAGACATAGGAGCTAAAGGCGTTAAGTATTATTTCTTCTGCTGTATACCGATGGTATCTAATCAGTTTTTAGAGGAGTTACCGTTTGAAGATTGGTTACCGCTGATTGTTTCAATAGCTTCTTTGCTTATTTCGATTTTCACATATTGTTCAGTAGATTGAGATTTATTATATGCCAATATTGCAACAAGTAAAGCTATGGCTGATATTAGAATTGGAACTATTTTCCAAAACCTAAATTCCCTTAATGCTTTTGATTTGGTGCATTTTTGAACGGATTGGTTTTGCAAAGCCATCCTTCCTAAAGGTGTAACAAAAACAAATTCTGTTTCAATGGTTAATGTCATTCCGCCACTTTTTTCAACAAATTTTTTATATTCGATGTAGCTGGTATCTGGAATTATTTCTTGCCTTACTTCTGTTAGCGTCCCACCTTGGACAGAACGATTTATAGCTATAGGATTTGTGTAACGTGGAGTTGACAAGAGCTTTAAACGATATTTAGTGGCATATTTATCATTTGGGAATTTTTTTAATATGTTGCTTTCTGTAACCTTTTCAAACTGATCAATGAAATTTAAAATTTCATAATCAATATCAAGTAATTCCAATAAAATCACAACCTTTCAAGTATTTACCAAAATTATACCACAAACCACAAGGCGCATAGAAAGGAGTAAACATGGAAGCCGCACAGGACATCAATTTAAGAGATAAAATAACAGTTACTTTAGCTGATGCAGCAAAATTAACCGGTATTGGCAGAGCTAAGTTGGAAGAACTAGCTAAAGGCGATATCAAATTTCCTAGCTTCAAAGTGGGAGTAAAAACATTGATCCATGTGGAATTGCTAAACAAATACTTAGCCGAAAAAGCTACTATGCGTGTCGGAGAAAAAACGATGAGCAAAAGAGTTGCCGAAATAATAGCGAAAAGGGAGGAGAGAGAATGATGAAAAAGTTTGTTGAAACAGCTAACCAATCAGCAAAAGCTTGTGTTGTTGGGTTATATGGCGCATTGGAGATAGTTAAAACGTATCCTGGTGTAATTATAGTAACCCTTGCAACAATCTTCGCAGTGGGCAGAATAGCGTATATTTCAGGCGTTCTGAGGGGGAAGGGGTTATGATTAGAGATTTTACCGTAGCAACTACTGCGATATTTGTCGGAACATACATTGCTATTATGGCTGCTGTAGTGACTGTAGGGGTGTTGAGATGATAGGCAAAAGAAAAAGAGCTACCGAAGTAGCAGCTTCGATAGCTCAGGGTGGACATGTAAATTTTACTAGGTTTAGCGTCCACCTTCATTTTAGCAAAAGAATTGGAGGATTGCAAGCATGGATAATTTTGATGATTTAGTATATTCGATTAGATATGAATTAGATGCAATGCAGGAAAATCTGAATAACACAGATGATTTGGACGGAAGCGAAGCTAAAGTAAATGTTTTGCTGAAATGGATTAAAAACAGTGCAAATACGATTGAAAATAAAATTGAAGATTGGGGCGTGTAAATATGAAACTTTATGAAATTAATCAACAATTAGAGCGGTTGCTAGAACTTGATACTGAAAGAATGGTAGATACTGAAACAGGTGAAATATTGACTGCCGAGGATATAGATCAGTTGAAGATTGATAGAGTAGAAAAGATTGAAGGCTGCCTTGTGGTTTACAAAAACAAAATGGCAGAAACAGCAGCCATTGAAGAAGAAATTAAAAGGCTGACGGAAAGAAAAGCTACCTTAAAAAATAAGGCGGAGTGGTTAAAAGGTTATGTAGCCTACGCTTTAAAGGGTGAAAAATTTGAGACTCCCAAAGGCGCAGTCAGCTACAAAAAAAGTGAGACAGTGGAAATTACCGATAAGGAGAAGCTGCCGACAGAATTTTTGAGAGTTGTTACATCAACATCACCTGACAAAGCGGCTATCAAGGCTGCGATCAAAGCTGGCAGTAAGATTGATGGGGCACAGGTAGTAGAGCATCAGAATGTGCAGATAAAGTGAGGTGGAGGACATGATTGATATATATACAAACTTAGCAACCCCGCCTACAGATGCTTTGAAAACAATCCAAGCAGGTAATCTAAGGGGAAAAAGTGATATAAACCCACAATGGAAGATTGAAGCTATTACTGCTCAGTTTGGATTGTGTGGTATTGGATGGAAATTTGAAATTTTAGATAAGACTATATATCCATTAGAGGATAAGCAAATATTACTGTATATGACGGTAGCTTTGTTTATCAAAAACGGTGATAGTTGGAGCGAGCCTATCATTGGTTGTGGAGGCGACTTCATTGTTCAAAAATATAAAACTGGACTTACAGCAAATGATGAAGCCTTTAAGATGTGTCTTACTGACGCACTTGGTAACGCTATGAAAAACATTGGCGTTGCAGCAGATGTGTACAGGGGGTTTTGCGATGGTAAATATAGCGTTCGAGAAGAACGGCAATCTGTTGAACCATCAACCACTAAAACATCAAATAAAGCAGAACTGCCTACACCTATAAACCAAACTAAGCCTGCGTTTCCTGACGAAAATACTGGACCACAATTTTTGATGTGTCAAGAATGTACAGTTGAAATCAGCCAAAGAGTTCACGATTACAGCGTGCAGAAATTTGGCAGGCCTCTTTGTATGAACTGTCAGAAGGCAGTAGCAAAATGAAGTTGGAAGGTTTAGGGATTCATCAGTTAAATAAATTTTGAAAAGAGGAATTAAAAATGGAACAAGTATATGGGAAAAAAGTTGAAAGTTATCATGACAGTACTGATAATTATATCGCTGAAAATGAAGTCACTGTAACAATTACATTAAGCGAATATCGAAAATTGGTGCAGGAAGTGGCTACAAAAAAATATGATATCGACAGGGCGAACTCGGCAACGTACGAGGCAAAGCGCCAGCTGGAAAAATTTAAAAATCAATATTTCGAGGAATTAAAAAAAGAATATGGCGAAAATTCCGAAGATGAAGATTAACGCAAAGTAAGTGGGCGCAAAATGAAGTTAACAGTTAAAGGTTTACAGACGTTAAAAGGGATGGGATACATAAATTTAGTAGTACCTGTCCCTTTATCAGAGGAAGAAGAAATCAATAAAATCGATCCTGAAAAGCAGTATGTTGTAGAAGTCAAGCAATGGCGAAAAGGGCGTTCTAACGACGCTAATAAATACGCTTGGGTATTATGTCAAAAGATAGCAGAAAAGCTGTCAGAAGAGAGCTTTCACAGCAAGGAAGATGTTTACAGGAAGGCGATCAAGGACTGCGGACACTATACGCTGGTTCCGATTAAAAACGAAGCAGTAGACCGCTGGCGTGAGATATGGCAGGGGCACGGTATCGGCTGGATTGCCGAGGTGTTCAGTGAGTGCCGTAATACTCCTGGATATACCAATATGCTGGCCTATCACGGCAGCCGTGTTTACGACACAAAGGAAATGTCGCGGCTAATTGATTGTTTGGTATCTATGGCAAAAGATATTGGCGTAGAAACTAGGCCGCAGGAAGAATTAGATGACCTAATCAGGGAGTGGGGCGTTAAAGATGGCTAAGAGTATCATACAGAAAGAAAAATATTGTTACCTATCTGGAGTGCAAAATGTGCCACTTGAGGAGCATCATTGTTTCTTTGGTCCGTTACGAAAAATCAGTGAAAGATACGGCTTTAAAGTTTGGCTTACCCCTGAATATCATAAGGGGAAGAACGGTCCGCATCAGGATAGGCAAACAGATTTACTGCTGAAAAGAGAATGTCAACGTAAGTTTGAAGAAACTCACAGCAGAGAAGAATTTATGAAGATTATCGGAAGAAATTATTTAGACGACTGAAAGGATTATTATGAACTACGTTGCACAGATGAATGCGTTTTGGAGCTGGCGGTTACTCAATCAACTTAATAGCCGAGCTGCTGATTTGTATATGGCATTATTGCACTTTAACAATTTAGGCGGCTGGAAAAAAGAGTTTACCGTGTCCAGCACGATGCTGCAATCGGTGTGTGGAATTTCTCGGACTGAATTAAGTAGGCATAGGAATACTCTAATTCAGATGGGGCTGATTTCATACCAGGGCGGCAAAGGTAGTCGATCAGGTTTTTATCAGATATTTGATTTGTGTATCGTATACCGAACACAAACTGATACACAACCTGTAACACAACTTGTAACACAAACTGATACACAACCTGTAACACAATCTCGCGTGGAGAAGAAAGTATATATAAATAATATTATTAATAATAAACAAAACGAAAAGAAACAAGAAGCGCCTGATTGTGAGCGGGAAGAATATTTTGCCCGATTTTGGGAAGCATACCCAGTGAAGGTAAAAAAGCCTGTAGCTAAAATCGAGTGGAACAAGCTGGTTGATCCTTGTGTGGAGCTGTACGAAAAAATCATAGCTGCTGTTGAGCGGTATAAACAGACAAGCCGTTGGAAAGAGAACAACGGGGCTTATATTCCATACCCTGAAACATTCTTGCAAGACAGGCGTTGGGAAGATGAGATACGTGTTACAGAGCAGAAAAAAGAATGGGCATGGTGAGGTGATTTGAATGCTTGATATAGGCGATATAGAGGCTGCGTTTGTGGTATGGCGAGCAGCTGGCTTAACTCCACCACCGATGAATGATGTGCAGCGGGAAAACTTTATGGCTAAAACGTTGGAACAATACAAGTATACACAGGTCAATGATTGGGCGGAAGCTGTTGAGTGGGTGGCTAATAACAATACGCGCTGGGCAACGTGGTTCGACATCAATACAGCGCTGTCTATAGTCCGGCAGAATAAAATCGGCGCAGAGAAGAAAGCTATTGAGCGTAATTCTAAAGCGGCAAATGAGTTTGTTAAAAAGTTGTTTGCTGATCTTGCTGCCGGTAAAACATTTGGCGAACTACGGCAGCCAATGAGCAAGAAAGTTAGAGCTGCAGCAAAGAGGATTTTTCCTGATGCTGACGATAGCTTTATAAAGCGTAATTGCAGCGATATCAGCTTTATCGCAGATGTTGAACGAAAATGCGCTGAATGTATTAACACTGTTGATTGCCCATACAGCGGACATCAACCGTTTTTGAGAGTAGATAAAGAAAGCGGATTTACTTATGTGGTAGCTGATCGTGAACGGTGTTATAAATATCATCCGTTAGTGCCTGATGTAGTACCAAAACGGTCAACCCGTCGTCAAGGTGAATTAGCTAAAGTTTAAAGGAGCGGTAACTATGAAAAAGTATGAGTTGACAGCAGAGTTTATAGAAAAATGGGGCAAGAAATTATTTAGGATTAAGGCTTTAATTAGCTTTGGAAGTGTTGAAGCTGGTGAACTTGGTGGATATGTGGAAAAAGAAGATAACTTAGCGCAAGATGGCGACGCTTGGGTGTGCGACGACGCTTGGGTGTACGGCAACGCTAGGGTGTACGACGACGCTTGGGTGTACGGCGACGCTAGGGTGTACGGCAACGCTGAGGTGTACGGCGACGCTAGGGTGTACGGCAACGCTAGGGTGTGCGACGACGCTTGGGTGTACGGCAACGCTTGGGTGTGCGGCAACGCTGACTATTTATTGATCGGTCGCATTGGTAGTAGATTTAGTTTTACGACATTTTTCAAAAATAAAGACAAAGGTATAACAGTGTCTTGTGGTTGTTTCTTAGGGACTATTGCCGAATTTAGAGCTAAGGTTACCGATACACATGGAAATAATAAGCACGCAAAAATGTATAACCTTGCTGCAGATATGGCAGAACTACAGATTTTAGGCGAAGAACATTTTGACAAGCTGAACACTAATAAGTCAGAACCGTTTTGAGGTGAGATTATGAATTGCGATATATGCCATAAGGATACAACGGCGGGTAGTCATGTAGCCAGCCGATATTTTGAGGTGCATATTTGCCCGAACTGCTTGATGTGGTCAGATGATCCGCGGGCTGTTAAAGCACGGGAGATATTTAATAACTTTAAAAGATTGCAGGACAAGGAATGCGTTAGCATAAGTAGCGAGCAGGAGTGAGGACAATGAAAATGTTATCGCTATTTAGCGGAGCAGGTATGATTGACCTTGCTGCCAGCTGGGCGGGAATAGAAACAGTGGCTTTTTGTGAAATCGAAGAATACCCGCAAAAAATATTGCAAAGGAGGTTTCCGGGTGTCCCAATTTACAGAGATGTCAGAGAACTCACGGCAGAAAAACTTAAAACTGATGGAATACCCAAGATCGATATTATCAGCGGAGGATTTCCGTGCCAAGATGTTAGCACAGCAGGTAAAAGAACTGGTTTCGTTGATAGTGAAGGGAACGTTACCCGCTCCGGTCTTTGGGGAGAGTATGCCCGGCTTATTTGCGAACTTAAACCAAGATGGGTTGTGGCTGAAAACGTGGCAGGGTTACTGTCAATCTCTGCTGCCGGGATTCGGGGGGGAGGATTCGGAACTGTACTCCGAGACCTGGCCGAAATGGGGTATCGTGTTGGATGGTCATGCTATGGAGCTGCCGATGTTGGAGCACCACATAAACGAGAGCGAGTGTTTATTGTGGCATACTTCGGACTGTAGCGATCGACGCAGTCTTAAAAGCAAACAGCAAGGAGTAAATAATCAGGTAAAGGCATATTGGCGAACTCCGCAGTCGCATAATGGTGCACAAGGGCCTAAATCTAAGATGTTTTATGAAAAGTGTTTAAAAACTGGTCAGTCAGCAATAACACTCGTAGACCAAGTGAAAAACTGGCCAACACCTGCCGCTAGAGATAGTAAAGGAAGTAATTCTGCAAAACATTTATCAACGGGACATCATATAAATCAGTTGGCAAACAAGGTGAAACTGAATAAAACAGAAGGACAATTAAATGCCGATTGGGTTGAGCTACTAATGGGATTGCCTATAGGCTGGACTGACATCAATGTAGCAAAAGAGGATATTGAAAGTTGGCAGGGCTGGCCTGCTGCAATAAATGTAGAGCAATACGCATATGAACCGCCAAGAGTAATAGTTGGGCAAAAAAACAGGGCGAAACGACTAAAGGCGTTAGGTAATGGTTGTGTGCCGCAGCAGGTATATCTTGTGTTGGCGGCAATTGTGGAGGTAGAAAATGAAGCGTGAAGCAGTATACACATTATTATTTATCTTTGCCGCTGGATTTTTATGGCAGCTCGGCTGTGAGTTGGCAGAGGTAGCTGTAGAGTGGCAGATATGGAGATAAGTTAAATAGGCCGTTCGCTACTGTCTCGGCGTGCTATATACAAGCAATGTATCACATTTGGGAAGTATACCCCTGCGGAGGTGATTAGCCCGTAGGGGGCGGCCTTTTAAATATAAGGAGCGATTATTATGATAAAAAATACAGAAACAGTTTTTGAAATAACTGCAGATGAAAAAAGATTGAATATTAGCATTGAAATTGCAGAACTTGTGAGTTTATTCAAACTGTCGCCTGTAAATTTTGGTGCAGAAGTTAAGAAGGGAAATGAAGAAAAATTTATTGAATATGTAATCAAACGCTTGGTAGACGATTCAATGGAAGAGAGTGACAAGATAGTGATAAGTGAACCTTTCCAGAGAATTTTCGATGAACTACTATCCAGTGATGAAGATTTCATTGATTATAAGGGGCGTTAATGTATGAAACCAATAAATATAAAAATTATGATGGCGTTAATCGAAAAAGAACCAGGCGATCAGTATGTACCGGTATTGAAACCAGTACTTATGCAGATACTGACGGAACTTAGACATCTGCGCTGGAAGAATAGCCAGATTAGTGCTAAGGCTGCTCGGTATCGGAGAGAAAAGGAAGAACTTGAAGATGCCTTGGCGATGTACCAATGACGACGTGGAATGAACTGCCGGCACACCTTATAAGTAAAGTTCGTTCTGACAGCGTAACGGCGCCAGCGAATTTACCCGGGGCTGTACCTGTGCTGAAATATGGTAATGCAATAACTGAGGTTGACGGGATTCGCTTTGATAGCAGGAAAGAAGCAAAATACTATGAGGACCTACTTTGGCAGCAACGTACTGGTGCAGTAAAAAGCATTGAATTACAGCCTGAATTTGTTTTACAGCCTGCTTATGAGGTCGCAGGTAAAAAGATAAGGCCGATTATTTACAAGGCTGATTTCAAAGTTACGGAAGCCAGCGGCCACGTTTATTATGTTGACACCAAGGGCATGAGGACACAGGTGTATATGATCAAAAAGAAGATGCTGCTTTATAAGTACCCGGATATTGATTTTAGAGAAGTTTAAGGCGGTGGAGTAGTGGAGAAAATTAGAAGTCTTGTAGGTATGGTATCAAAAAAGAAGTTTTTTTCGGCCTGTAAATGTTATGAAAATAATAAATATGGTGTTGATTATGTCAAACCACAACTTTGCATAGATGAAGAAAGTCATCTCATATTTTGCGACCGATGCGGTGCAGTTATAGATCCGTTTGCAGCAATGCTCATGGTCGCAATTTTTGAAGAACGGCAAAACCGTGAATGGGGTAGATACATGGAAAGTGCTAGACGGTTTTGGAAAATAGCCCACAGCTATAAACCATACAGAGTAGCACTTAAAGAAATGGAAAAGAATATGGGTCGGGGTAATAATGCTATGTTGCCCTGCTGCCCAAAATGTGACAGAGCATTTGATCCTGCAGATATCAAAGCGTATGTTAATAAAAAATATGTCTGCGACTAAGGCGGTGGAGTAGATGAAAGCGTATTGCTGTAAGGAGCGTGAAGAACAATGCCATATACTATAACGATTTATTTGAAATCTGACAACGATATTTACATGAAATTTGGTGCAGAATTCAGTAAATTCATTTCTGAGACAGACTTAAACCATTGGGAAGAAACAGCTATAAACGCTTTAATAAGCATGAGCGGTGGCACAAAAGCTATGATAATTAGCAAAAGTGAATATGAAGAAAATATAGACGAAACCGAGAGCATTCCAGAAGATGATTAGTGGATAAAGGAAGAGGGAGAATAAATAGCATGGATTTTATTTATTTACTAATGAATTGTGTCGTTACAGCATCTATTATTGTGGCTATAGCGTCAGCTTTTTGGTTTATATTGGTACTTCTGACTGACAGCAGTGACAGACATAGCCGCTTATATGTCATTACTCACACTATAGGGGCTATAACACTTGTATTATTTGGAATAGCATTGCTCACAGGAGGGTTGAAATGACTAACTACGAAAGAATTAAAGCTATGAGCCTTGAAGAAATGGCAGCATTTGTTGAGGCAGCAGGCAGAAATACGTGTCATAAAATATGTGTTTACAGACAAGGCGGCGAAAACTGTAAAAAAATGCCATGTGAAACTGGTATAAAACATTGGCTTGAAAGTGAGAGTGAATAGACTATGAGATTAATAGACGCAGATGCGGCAAAAGCGGAGCTATTAAGAATGGTTGGAGATATACACGGTTGGGGTGAGTTTTTCGACGGCATTAGAAGTGGTTATCAAAGTGCTGCTGATAGGCTTGATACAATGCCAGTTGTAGAAGAACGTAAGCATGGGCATTGGCTTACTAAAAAAGCATGGCATGTTGAGTGTTCCGAGTGCCATCATGTTTTAGAATTTATTTGCGATGTCAAAAAATACTGCCCGAACTGCGGCGCAAAAATGGACGGTGAATAATATGGAATTGATAGATAAAAATGCTTTGGTGAAATATTTAGAGGGAATGGGAAATGAAATATATGCAGGCAATGACGAATATTTTATAGGACAGAAAGCAGGTTTAATGAAAGTCGTTGGTGTTGTAATGACCTTTCCTGCAGTAGAGGAACGTAAGCAAGGATGTTGGGACGGGGGCGGTGCTTACTACTGTTCTAATTGCAACGCATATGCCGCAACAGATGTATTTGGCGGCGGGTTGGATATTACTGAACAGCATTATTGTTATAACTGTGGGGCAAAAATGGACGGTAAGGAAGGTGAAGAGTAGATGACGAACGACAAAGCCTACTGCATACGAAGTAACAAGTTTATGGATAAACCCTGTACAAATACCAACTGCGACCGGCACGAGGAAAATGTACCATTAGACGAAGATCGACGCCAGTGGGCAAGGTTTGACGAGTGCAAAGAATATAAGGAGGCGGAGTAGATGCAGGATAGCAGGGATTTACCCAAAAAGCCATTGTTTCTTTTTGTGCGGAATAAGAACAGATTTTATGATGGAGATTTTGGTTCGGGCAAATGTTTCTGCCCCGAAAATTCTTGTAGATTCGAAGTAATGCGTAACTCTAATTCCTGCCCGTATTGCGGGCAAAGATTAGATTGGAGTGAGGAGTATAAACATGGCTGAGATTATTGAATTAGTAAAATGGCTTGTATCTGCATGGATAGTATATATGGCGTTAGTTATATTGGTATTTATTTATATATTTTGTAAAACCTGGAAGATTGGGAGGCTATAGTAATGAATAAAGTTATTTTAATGGGACGCTTAACCAAAGACCCAGACGTAAAGTACACACAGACTGGCAAAGTAGTAACTCAATTTACGTTAGCGGTAGACAGGCCGTTTAAAGACGCCAACGGAAACAAAGAAACCGATTTTATCCCCGTTGTTGTTTGGGGTAAAGCTGCTGAATTAGTGGGTAACAGTTGTCAAAAGGGACATAGACTACTTGTAGACGGACGTTTGCAAATACGCAGCTACGAAGCAAAAGATGGCAGCAAACGTTGGGTGTCTGAAATAATCGCAAATGGTGTGGAGTTTGTAGAGCGAAAATCTGATAAAGGCGGTACAAGCGGCGATAAAAGCGAGTTTGAGCAGTTCGGGCATGCGGTGCCGTTCGATGAGGAGATCCCATTCTAATGAAATCAAATACAGCGTTAGTAATTGGTATAGCAATAGGCATTATAACGGGTATAGCAATAGGTGTGGGTAGTGAGATAGGACAATATATAGTATGGACTATGATAATGCAGTAGAAGGAGCTGAAAACGTGATAGATTGTGAAAAATGTTATAGGCTGAAAAGTTGTGGGGACAGATATTATTGTGCGTTTATAGGCTTAAATCCTTGTATTAGAGGAGAACATACACCAGTACAAGAGTATAAAGGTGCAGCAAATCCGCTAACATCGACAGATCCACGTTTAGCTCATTTACAAGAGCAGCAACGTAGGCGTGAGGAAGCTAGGGCAGGGAAAGAAACAGACGCGGGAAAAGAGCAATACAAGCCGCACAAAACTATGAAAGTAGTATTTAGGGATATCGTGGATAAACATGGTGGGATTCCGATATTTCAACCGCTTGGAAATTCGGCATCGTCTAAGGCGTTTGATTGGAGTGATATGCATACAACAATTTTTGAAATGGGGTTTGCTGGGTGGGATGTTCCGGCGATTGCTCAAAAGCTGAATGTGAGCAAAAATACGCTATATTCATACATCGGTAGATATAGGGGGTAGCAAATGACTATAGAGGAGATAAAGGCAAAGCTAAAAAGATATCGTTTTATTGCAGGAGAAATCAGTGACTTGCTAGATGAGCGTGAGCGTTTGCGGTCGCTTGCGGAAAAGATTACACCTTCGCTGTCCTTTGCTCCTGTATATGGTGCAAATACGGATAAAATGGCACCTGTGGTTGCTAATCTCATTGAGGTGGAGCGATACATCGAAAAACGCAGTAAAGAGCTTCTGCTGGCAAGAATGGAAGCAGAACAGATAATCGACAGATTACCGGACGAAAGGCACAGGGCTGTATTAAAAAGTTATTATTTTTCAAGGCGAAGCTGGGAAGAGTGTTGTGTAGCAGTTGGGTATGAGTGGGCGCAAATACACAGAATTCATTCGAGGGCATTGTACGAGTTAAGAAAGATGATATAGAATGATACCCTAAACCCATGATAAAATATAAGATGTAAAATAATGTTAATATGATTTACACTCATTTAAGGTATCACCAATAGCACCAGCTCCTGCGGCCGGAGTGATCAAAAGGGCGCACATTAAATTTATAACGCATACGCAGTAACCCGCTCATTATCTGAGCAAGTGGCAAACCGTATGTTATATATTGGCTATGGCGTTCGCCGTATGATGGCATATGATAGCTGCAATTTATCGTATGAATGATGCGGATAAAACTACCCATAGCACCTACCGTGCGGCTTGCAGTGGCCGCACTGGTAGTATCAAAACATCGCAGGGAAGCCTAGTAACGGGATAACCTGCAAAGGTGAAACGTTCAGGCTTAGCGCTTGGACATTACCCGTGTAGCTCAGATGGCAAGAGCGATTGACTTTTAATCATTTGTCGCGGGTTCGAGTCCTGCCACGGGTAATTTGGCATAGATGGGGCATACCTATCCACGCTTAAAGGTGCGTGTGTTGGACAGGTAATCTTCCAACTGTCGCCCTGTTGTTGTAGTCAGACAGCAGGGCTTTATTTAATAATTGATTAATCTACATATAGCGGTAGAGAGGGGATAAACAGAGATGAAATACAAAAAGAAACCAGTTGTGATAGAAGCGTTTCAGTTTGATGGCGATTTGAAAGGGAGCGACGGTAAATATTATGTACCGGAGTGGGCGGTAAAAGCATTTAAAAATGGGAAACTGTACTTTGGGTCCTTAACTCTAGACGGAGCGCCGATTGAATTGTTTGTCAAAACCCTTGAAGGCATAATGCACGTCCCTGTTGGAAACTATGTTATACAAGGTTTACGCGGGGAGCTTTACTCTTGCCGCGAAGATATTTTTACAGAAACCTACGAAAAAGCATAAAGTGTATAAATAAAAGCCAGGTAAAAATGCGATAAAACACGCTAAAGTATATCATAAATTAGCATACAGGCTAAAATAATGGCGAAATCAAGTCCAGAAACATAAAACAACCAAGCACTTACTAACGTAGGTGCTTTTTTATTTGCTAGGGAGTGACGATATGGCAGAAGAAAGCAAACTGAAAGCTTGTGAGTGTGGCTGTGATGATGTAAACACAGTAGAGATTATCAGCATAAGCGGAAGACAGTGTTATGTGTGCTGCCGTAAATGTGGTAAGAGAACCTGTTATAGTGATAGCGTACAAGAAGCTGTTGCGGAATGGGAAGTAATAAGGGGGGATTAATATGGCAGGCGGCAGACCGTCAGAGTTTAATCGCATATGGAACAACGAAGACGGCTTACTGCGGATAGCTGGCTGGGCAAGAGATGGACTAACGAACGAACAGATTGCCGAAAATATGGGGATAGGCTTATCAACACTGTACGAATGGCAGAAGCGATATACAGAGTTTGCGGACGCCTTAAAAACCAACAAAGAAATTGTAGACAGGCATGTAGAGAACGCCTTGTTAAAACGTGCTTTGGGATACGAACACGTAGAATGTACCTATGAGGCTGACGAAGAAACTGGCGAAATGCGAATAACGAAAAGAATAACCAAACAAGTTGTGCCCGATACTACAGCACAGATATTTTGGCTGAAGAACAGGAAGCCGGAAGATTGGCGGGATAAGCAGCAAATTGAGCATTCGGGTGAGGTTAACATAGCCCAAACACTAAAAGCCGCACAGGAACGGGCGAAGACATGATTACAAAAGAAATTATTGAATTTGTCGCACAGTTTGAGCATGATCCTGTAGGGTTTGTAAAAGCTATGTATCCGTGGGGCGAAGGAGAGCTTGCAGGGCAGCAGCCGCAAGAATGGCAGCTGGATTTGCTCAAAGAAATGGCCGCAGAGATGGAGAAGGATCCGCAGGCGCTGCAAAGGTTCGCAACAGGATCAGGGCATGGCATCGGCAAGTCTGCTGGTGTATCGTGGCTTATTGAGTGGGCGCTTTACACTAAAGTTGATACCAAAGCCGTTATAACGGCCAACACAGATACGCAGCTGCGGACTAAGACCTGGGCAGAGCTTGCAAAGTGGCATCGCTTAAACATTGCGAAGGAAATGTTTATTTACACTGCTACGTCGCTGTATAGCGCTGATCCGGCGCACGAGAAGACGTGGAGAGCTGACGCAATACCGTGGAGCAAGAGTAACCCGGCGGTGTTTGCTGGGCTACATAACAAGGGGAGCCGCATCCTGCTTGTGTTCGACGAAGCGTCAGAAATCGACGATGTTATCTGGGATGTAGCTGAGGGCGCCATGACTGACGATAACACAGAGATACTGTGGATGGCGTTTGGCAATCGTACACGGAACACTGGCAAGTTTAACGATTGTTTTGGGCGAGATAGAAGCCGCTGGAGCACACGGAAGATTGACAGCAGGACTGTAGAGATAACTAATAAAAAGCTGTTGCAGGAGTGGATAGACTATTACGGCATAGATAGTGACTTCGTGAAGGTCCGTATACTTGGCGAGCCGCCTTCTAGCGGCGAGTTCCAGTTTATAGGCAGAAACATTATCGAAGCAGCAAGAGAAAGAAGTATCGACTTACACGACTATCAATTTGCTCCTGCTGTTATTGGGGTTGACCCTGCCTGGTCCGGTAAGGATGAAGCGTCAATCTACGTCAGACGGGGCAACTGGAGTAAGCTTCTTTACACAGAACCGAAAAGCGATGACACAAAAGCCTTTGCCCAGCGGGTGGCTATGTATGAAGATGAATACGAGGCTGCAGCGGTATGTATAGACTTTGGCTACGGACAGGGGATATACAGCGAAGGGAAGGCGCTGGGGCGCCGGTGGCATTTGATACCATTTGCAAGTACTAAATGTGAGCCCGCTTATTTCAATAAACGGGCGGAGATGTGGGGCAAGATGAAAGACTGGCTGCGTGAAGGTGGGGCACTTGACCCGCTGGATAAAGAGATTGCGGACGAACTTATACTCCCGGAGATAGTCCCGAGTAATAATGGCACGATCAAACTGCAGCGTAAGGCTGATATGGCATATAGCCCTAACCGTGCTGACGCACTGGCACTTACGTTTGCAGTCAGATTAAAGGCCAGTGCTTTTGATAAACGTTCAGTAAGACGCAGGGCATCGGCAAAGGCGCAGCTATATGATCCGCTGAAAGCCATTTATTAAAAAAGGAAGGATTGATAATCATGGGTGGAATCAAAAATATGTTTAAAAGCCCGAGCTACACTGCACCAGAGGCGGTTAAGGTAGAGCCGGCAGCGCAGAGGGTTGAAGCTCCGACGAGCGACAACGGCATAGCGCAGGCGGCCGAGCAGAAGAAAAAGCGGTATGGTTTTGCAAAGACGGTCGGTAGTGTAACCGGTAACGATACGCTGGGTGCATAACAATGATTGATTTAAGCGATGCAAAGAAACTGCATAACGCGCTGTTTGAGGCCGAAGAATACCGCCGCTGTCGTCAGATGTGGCTTAGGATACAGGACAAACAGCTGCCTTTTCTGGGCGAGCTGGACCAGCGCGACAAATTTGTCAAGAAAGACCGCGGCATTATTGATATGACAGCGTGGCGGGCGAATATGATTTTCTCCGGCGGCATGGCTAACGGCAGCGTTCCGCAGACTGTCGAATGGTTTGACTTTGATGTGGACACTGATGACCAGATCGCTAAAGAGATTGCTGAGGGTCGGCGTGATACAGTCAACCTTGCACTAAACCATTCTAATTTTTATTCGGCAGTACACTACGCCTATCAAGAGCTCTCGTTCGGGCAATCGCCTGTGGGAGCTTTTTTTGATCCGACAATGGGAATTGTGTTTGAAAACTACAGCGTTGGCAGTTATGCTTATGCGTTGGATCAATTCCGAAACGTGATGAGTTTTACGGTCAAAAAGAAATTCACTTATCGTCAGCTGGCACATAAGTTTGGGTTTGAAAAGTGCCCCGAGAACATAAAGACGGCACTAAAGGATAAGAGGAGTACAGAAAGCACAGTCAATTGCTACTGGCTTGTAACGCTCAATCCTGACATTAAGCATGGTGCATTCGGGGCTGACGGCAAGCGATACTTGTCGCTCTATTGGGTAGAGGGCGAGGACAACTACATTAGCACAGGTGGCTTTGATGTTATGCCGATTGCCATTGCTCCTTATTGTGTGGTGCCTAACTGTAATTATGGTATAGGTCCGGGCTGGTTCGCAGACAGCGACACGGCAATGATGCACGCACAGCTTCGCAATGCCTTTGGCAATATGGAGCTGTTCAGCCGGCCGCCGGTGCAAGCGCCGAGCGGCGTAGAAGTAGACTACAGACCGGGAACTGTTACCGAGCTTAATGGTGTAGATATGGGCAAGGTGGAGAGCCTGTTTAATATCGCTCCGGTGTTCCAGGCGATATTTGAGACTGCACAGGCTACGCAGAGCAATATCGATTCCGCGTATAATGTTAACTTGTTCGCTATGCTGGAGCAGGCTAAATTTGACGGGCAGGGACGCACTGCTTTTGAACTGGATTTACGGCAGCAGGAAAAGATGCAGCAGTTATCACCAATTGTTACACGTATCAATCATGAGTTTTTGGGCAGACTGATAGAGGTAGTTTACAGCTACTACGAACGTAACAACGGTTTTGCGCTGGTTCCGCCTGAATATGACGGAATGAACATTGAGGTTAAGTATGTATCGCCGCTGGCACAGGTTCAAAAGATGAGCGGGCTGCAGGCATACGAATATCTGCTTAACGGTTTAATGCAGCTGGCACAGCTCAAGCCTGAAATAGCAGGTATTCTTGATGCTGAAACATTCATCAGGGAGTATGCTGGCAAGACCGGTGCTCCGAGTAAATTGTTGTATGACAAGAAAGAGTACAGTGAAATATTACAGCAGCAGGCCCAAGCGGCAGAAGCAGAAAAACAGATGGCAGAAATAACAACAGCTGCTCCCGCTGTTAGGGACTACACGGCCGCAGTAGCCAATGTAAACGAGATGGCGACCGACGGCAGTAACCCAGCGGTAGAACAGCTGCTAGCAAGCCTACAGCAGGTGTGAGGTGACTTTAGATGTTTGATAAAGAGGCATATAAAAAGTACAAGGACAGCGAAGCGTGTAGGAAAGATGCAGAGGCCATGAGGTGGCTGCTAGACGACCACCGGGGGCGCTGGATACTCTCAAAGCTTGCAGATGAAAGTTACCTCAATGAGCCGATGCCTTCGCTGGATACAAACAGTATATTGATGCGCGAGGGCAGGAAAGGAATTGTTCTTGACCTTTATAAGCAAATCCGCAAATTGGGCAGGAACGAAATACTGCTACTCGTAAAAGCAGATGCTGAACGCCGCTTGTGGCGTGAAGATATAAGAGACAGCTTTACACGAAAGGAGAATGAGTAATGGAAGAAACTACTGTAGAAACTACCGAACAGGTGAGAGAACCTGTTACCGAGCCCGTTGCTGAACAGCCTGCTGCACAGCAGGAAGATAAATCCGCAGAGCAAGCCGAGGAGAAACCGAAAGAGCAGGAAGAAGCCGCTCCGGTTATTGACGAAAAGTTTGTTAAAGACAAACTTGATGAACTGCTCGGCGATGTCAACAATGAGGCATTGACTAAAGAGTTCGGGGACCAGCTAAAGGAAATAGGCATTACAGACCCCGATATGGCAGAAAAAGCCTTGAATTACGTTTGCTCTGCCAGAGCCAACAAGATTATCAGTGATTGCACCGAAACAATGCAGCACTTCGGAGCAACAGAAGATAATCTCACGCCGGAATATATCAAGGCTATGGACGAAGCACGAACAGCTATAACTGCTGTTGATGCAAAAGTCCCCGGCATTAAGGAACTGTTTGACCAAGTAGGAATTCAAAGCAACCTGAAAGTTGTGTTGATGCTTCAAAAGATTTTGCCGTTTGTTGGCGAAGAAACCGGCGGTATAAACAGCGGTACGGGTATTGGTGCAACAGAGGCAGTAAAAGGCTATGCAGAGATGGTATTTGGTGACTATCCCAGCGAAGCCGATCTAAAATAAAAAACAATAAAAGAAAAGGAAGGTACAAAAAATGGCAACTTTGGAAGTAAAAAATCCGACTATCAAAGATATTATCGATGGTCAATCTACTGACGGAAAGACAGTACTTGATCTGGTCAATCTGCTCAGTCAGGAAAATCCCTTCATGGAAGACGCAGTCGTTAGAGAGTGCAATCAGAACGATCAGCACACAGAGGTAGTAATGACTTCTATGCCGACGATCAAAAAGCGCAAATACAACGAAGGTGTTAAAAGCTCCAAGGGTACACGCGCAAAACTTACTGATGCAACTTCTATCTACACTGCGCGCTGTGCTGTAGACAAAGATTTGGCGTCACTTAACGGCGGAACCCGTGAGTTTTTGATGCGTGAGAACGAAGTGTTTTTAGACGCTATGGCGCAAAGCGTTGCTACTGATGTGATTTACGGTGCGCAGGCAGCTGGCAATAATGGGCTGATTGGTTTTGCAGAGCGATACAGTACGCTTACTCGTAAAAATCCTGATGGTAACTTGCCGGAAACCGCGGATTATATTATCGACGCAGGAGGTACGGGCAACGATTTAACTTCTTTGTGGTTTGTAGTATGGGGCCTGAAAACCTGCTTTATGATCTATCCGAAAGGAAGTAAGGCAGGACTTGAAGTAGAGCCGACTTATGTTGGCGATGCTTATGACGAAAATGGCGATCCGTATCGCGCCCACATTACCAACTATAATCACAAGGTTGGCCTGTGCGTAAAAGACCTGCGCAGCGTAGTTCGTATCGCTAATATTGATACCGTGGCATTGGCGGCCGACGCTGACAAAGCTAAGCTGGTCAAATTTATGGTCGATGGGTTCGTAAAACTCAAAAACAAGAAAAGCGGCAAGCTGGTTATTTATTGTAATGACGCGGTATATGCTCATCTGTGGAAAATGGCTATCGACCGCGGCAACGTAGACTTTGCTGTTACTGAGGTTGAAGGCAAGCCTATGGCAACGTTCCAAGGCTATCCGATCAAATGCTGTGACGCTATTATTTCTACAGAAGCACAAGTTGTATAAGGAAGAGAGGTAAATAAATATGTATGATGTACAAGCAATGAACGCAAACAATGTGGCCTATGCTGCAGGGGCTTTGCCAGATGTAATTGATCTTGGCGCTGATTTTTCTAATGCCATTGATCCTAATATCAACTATGTTGTTACCCTGTCTGTTCCGGCTACGGCAGCTCTGACCTTTACTGTCAACGCTGCTAAAACCGCGGCAATGGCTAATCCTACTGCTGTTGCTGTAGTGCGTATTCCGGTAGGTGCCAAATACGGCTTTGCCCCGCTTGGCACCATCCCTGCTCGTTACCTGGGTGTAACTGCCGCTGGTAATTTTGCAGGTAATATTGATGCTGGGCTGGCCTACGGGGTTCAGAGCCCGTTAGGTGTAGGCTTGGCGCAGGGGTGATAATATGTTGATTAAGGTATTTGCTATTTCTACAACTCAGGTCAAAAAATCGGGTCGCCCCTTAACGCTGCAGGCTGGGAGTGTGGTTGAACTGGATACTTCTATCGGTGATACCTATTCTAAAAGGGCCTGCCGTGTTGTTGGGCAAAGCGCGACTGTTACTGTTGACGTACCCGAAAAAGAAGAGAATGACAACGATGCTGCCGGTAATGATGTCATTGACATTGCAACGGCTAGCCGGTCCGAACTTTGGGCTTTTGCGGAAGAAAACGGCATCGAACTGCTGCCCGAACTAAAAAAGGGGAATGCATCTACAGAAAAAGTGCGCGCCGGCGTTTTGACCGCACTGCAAGGCTAAGAATTAAGGCGGGGCGCAAAGCTCCGCCCTTTCTTTTAAACAGACAAATATTAAGTTGTTTAGTTAAAAGATAGGAGTGATGAAAATGTATTCTGTTGTTGATTTGGTTAATATGGCACTGAGACAAATAAAAGTACGTGAAATTATTTCGCTTGAGGATGAAACTGTCGAGGCGCAGAGCGCAAAACAAATGCTGAAGCTATCGCTGGGCGACCTGCTTAACCGAGCTGACTGGCGTTTTGCTAAGGTAAAGAGAGTTTTGCCCAAACTGGACATTGAAAGTATCGACGCAGCTTACGCTACAGAGAAGATTATGTCGTCTAATGTTTATCTGTATCCGGAAGATGTTGTAAGAATCCGCGAAGTATCAAGCGGCAGATGTAGAGGGGAAGCTGAATATGAGCTGCTTTCTGTCAAGCTGAAAAGCAGAGATAGCTTTGTTTCTGTTCTTGTTTCAAGACTGCCGCATATAGAGCTTACTTATACAAGATACTGCGCCGAGGTAAATTTGTGGCCGGTGACGTTTCAGAGGGCCTTTGTTCATTACTTTGCTTATAATATGGCGATGTATTCTGCGCTGGGAGATGCTCAGGCAACACAACTGCAGCTGTATAACATGGCCGTAAAAGAAGCTATGGCATCTAACACAAACGAGGATAAGCACAGGATGAGGATGGATCCTGAGATTTTGAAAGCGAGGGATTATTGATGACGTACAGGTACTTAACACCGAATATGACAGGCGGCCTTGCGTCTAAGGATATCTTGACAAGGGTCGACCTGGACAAGTACCCGACGTTTTTGAAGCGTTGTAAGAATGGCATTATCAAGCCTTATGGCAGCGTGTACAAGAGGAACGGCACTGTTTATATTGATGAGCTTGTGGCAGCGGGGAATGTGCGCCTGCTTGCGTTCAAGCAGGCGGATGTGGATTATCTGTTGGAATTCACCGACAAACACCTGACAGTGCGCCGTTACGGGAGCGTTGTAAACAATATAGACAGTCCATATACTTCTGACGACCTGCCACGTCTTAAAGTTACACAGTCAGCAAATACAATGTTCATCTGCAGCGGCAGGCTGCCAATAATGGAACTGCGTAACAACAATGGAACATTTACTATTAATAATTTAAAAATACCGATTCCGCCGTTCGATGAATTGCAGACCGGAGTTAATTTTAGTAGCTCAAACTCGACAGGTACCGCTACTTTAACATCTGACGTTGATTTTTTCAACGAAGATATGAACGGCAGCGTTATAAAAGTATTGCAGAGAGTAGCGACCAAAATAGAAGATGTAACGCTTCAGGGTCAACAAACACTTGGACCCGTAGTGCTGTATGAGAATGCGAGACTGATTTTGAGCGGCAGTTGGACTGGCTCTGTTATATGGCAGTATCGCCTTAACTGGGGCGGCGGTGGCTGGAATAATGTGGGAACATATACCGGCAATGGAACTTTTAACGGCGTATCGACAACACTTGCATTTTCGTATCAGGCGCTTATAACCGTAACCAGTGGGAGCTTGACCGTGCGTATGCAAAGTGATGACAGAGAGTTTGGCGGCAGCGGAGGTGAGGGTGACTAATGGTAGAAATACAGGGTACATACTCGGGAAATAATACCAAAGAGTTTTTTGTTGGCGACAGTCTTAACATCCTGACAAAAGGTACTTGGACGGGAACTATTATTTTACAGCGCAGAGCAAAGCTTTCAGAAGACTTTATTGATTACAGGAAATATTATTCTACTAATGATTATAATGTCAACGAAAGCTTCACGGAAGACGGTGACGGGCATTATTACCGATTGCTTTTAGATATCAGCAGCGGTGCGGCGACAGTGCGGGTCACCAATTACGGCTACACAAATGAGGGGATTGCTTATATCGAAGAGGTAGGCAACTCGAGTAGTGCTTCGGTAGAGATACAGAAAAGCTTTGCGACAGATGCGAGCACAGAAGGGTATTATATTAGTTTGTTCTCTGCTGCAAATGGTTATCCAAAATGCGCAGATTTCTTTCAGGACAGGTTTGTATTAGCGAATATTGACAGCAAGCCTAACGGTATCTGGTTCAGTAAGAATGGTGATTACACAAATTTTGATGAAGTAATAAGGGATGGAACGCTGACAGACGATAGTGCTATAAACACAAGCGTTGTTGCCCGGAATGATTATAATATCAAGAATATTATTGCCGCAAAAGACTTGTGCGTATTCACTGGTGACGATGAAAGGATCGTCAGTGACGGATCGACGGTAACGCCAACCAGCATTAATATCCGCAGGCAGTCTTCGTGGGGCAGCACTGATAAGCATGTTCCGTTTGTAGCGGATAACAGGATTCTTTATATCCAGAGCAACAATAAATTCTTGCGGGATTTTGGGTATACGTATGAATCAGAAGGATATACAGGCAATGAGCTGACTTTATTTGTACACGACTTCATTGACGGCGAGATAAAGGATTATGCTTATGCGAAGTATCCGGAGAACCTTATCTATTTCGTGCTCGAAAGCGGCAAGATTATTTGCCTGACCTATTTAGTAAACGAAAAGGTTTTCGCATGGAGTGAGATTGAAACTGCTGGAAAGATAGAGCAAATTGAAACTGTTACCGAAAACGGCGCCGACACGATTTATACAACAGTGGTCAGAGATGGACATCGTTATCTTGAGAAAATGGCTTTTGACACAGATTCAATCAAGCCAAGCGATTATGTAATGTTGGATTGCAGCAGCATTTTTACCGATACGGAGGGGCAGGGGATAGTTATACCGCGCCTGGCGAATAAGTTGGTTTGGGTTGTCACAAGCGGCGATATGATAAATGTAAAAACACAGACAGCAGACGCAGAAGGCAACATCGTTATTGAGCCGCCTGAAAGCGGGGTATATGGCAAGATTATCGTCGGCCTGCCGTATGAATTTGTTTTGGAGTTGCCGGCAGTTCACAGCACATCCAAGCAGGGCAGCTCTATTGGGTCTAGAAAGTCTGTTACCTCTGTGACGATGGAGCTTAGGGAAAGTTACTATGGCGATGTTTATTCACGTGAAGGCAGCAGGCCTAATCCTATTTTCAGTACGATAAAAGATCGCTTAAGTGCTCTTACATCAACGCTGCAGATTGAGTTGTTCAGTGGCTTGGTATTGGTGCCTCTTGCTTCTGATTCTAACCTTGACGGTGGGATAATCATAAAGCAGGATGAGCCGTATCCGTTTAAACTTTTGTCTATTGCAAGGGATGTGGATATGTCTTGATTTACATCAAAGATTATAATGAAGCATTGAGAGATGATGCGATGTATGTTTTCGCACACCTCAGGGAAGACGACAAACGAATGTTTACAGAGTATAAGGATATGGAAGAAGCTCTTGCGTTCCACTACGAAAAAAGCTGTGAAATGAAGATTGCATATAATGACGAAAAGCCTATGTGCCTGTTTGGGATAACAAATAGATATCCTGTTTTAAGCTGTAAGCATCTGGCGTTTCATTTCGGAACACCAGAGATTGACTTACATCGAAAAAGTTTTGTCAAAACAGGACGGCAGATTTTAAATGAGTGGTCAACAAGATACGGCGATTTATACATGACGGTTCACAGCTATTACAAAAAGTCTTTTGTTATGGCAAAAGCGTTTGGTTTTAAGTTCAAATTCAATGTTTATGATATCTATGTGTTTGTAAAGAAAAAAACTTCAACGCAATCCGTACTGGAACGAGATAAGAATTAAGTCTAGTGTTAAAGTTGCGGGGAAGAACAAAAGCCGTTAGAACGAAGATGTGACGTTGCAGGATAGGAGTGATGAAAATGGCGGCAATAATGCCTGTAATGCAAGGGGTAATGACGTTCGCGCAGGGCAATCAGCAGGCATCGCAGATGAAAGCGCAGGCACAACAGGCCGAGTATCAGGCGGCAGCTGAACGGGCCAATGCCCAAATCGCAGAACGTAATAGAGAGGTGGCGGGAGCTAATGCTGCCGAGGAGTTACGAGGTGCGCGCAATAGGAAAGATTTAGTAGCCGGGCAAAATACGGCAGCACTGGGCGGCGCCGGGCTTGAAAGCGACAGCGGGCTTGGCTTGGCCTTAGACAGGGCTAATGTAATGAGCTTTGAACAGCAGACAGAGAAAATCAGGCAGAATTTATTTACAAGTGATCTTGACCTGCGGCAGGAAGTCGCTAACCGTAATCAGGCGGCGGCAGCGGCCGACGCTACGGCGAAGAACTTGAGAAGCGCGGCAAAAAATACGAGACGTATGGCAATTCTCGGTGGTGTGCTTACTACTGCAAGTGGACTGATGGGCGGTGGTAAGGCAAGTAAGGCAAGTAAGGGAGCTTCAAGCGGCGGGGCGCAATCTTATGGCTTAGGCTCCAATGGTTACGGCTGGGGCAATAGTAACCATATTGGCTTTCAGACTGTTGGGAAGAATTATAAAACTGTACTTGGAAATACTTTTTAATGTGAGGTATAGCAATGGCTAATTTAACAGTAAAAAATAATACATACCAACCGATAGGATTGCGACCGCAGCAGTCAAAAGTAGGGTATAACGGCGCGCAGATTGTTGACCAAAGTGGGATTTATGGGCAGATGGGCAAAGCATCAGGTGCAGTGCTAAAGATAATACAGGACAAAGAAGAATCCGACGAAACAGAGCGGATTTTAAATGCTAATAATGAATTTGCTAAACGTGTTGCCGATATAAAACTTGGCATAGAAACAAATATGCAAGGCAGCAACGCAAAAAACGCAGCTGCTTTATATGAACAGCAGGTAGAGGAAGCCAGAAAAGATGTTTACGCTAACTCAGGGCTAAAGTATAAGGCTGGCGAAAATACGTTTAACCGCAATGCTTTTGCGGCAATTACACGTGGCGCTGTATGGGCCCAGGAATGGGAGAAAGCACAAACTGACAAAGCTAAGGCAACGACATATGATTTGTCTGTGGATGATGAAATAGACAGCATTATTGGCGGTACAGCGACCTTTGAGGAAGGTTTTACAAATTCTATGCGCAACGCAGCTGGTCTGTTTCCTTCAATGCCGAAAGAGCAGCGCGAGGTAATGACGAGGGCAACAGCCGACAAGATGGGGGGCACGCTTGTTTCGCAGGCTATTGATCGTAATGACTATGGGCTGGCAACTGAAATCTTTGATTATTTTAGTCCTAATATGACTTCTGCCACACGTGCTAAACTGTCTTCTGCTATTTATCAAAATCAGGAATATACCGAAAACGCTGATTTTGTTAATGAAGCAATATCTCTTGGTATAACTACTGAAGAAGGGTTTGAAGATTATCTGAAAAATAAAACTGTGGCTGGAATGAAAGGCAAATATACATTTAATCAGGGCGTTAGTTTTACCGGTGCACAGAAAGTTACCATGGCAGGAACAGAAGACTTAACTACTGCATTAAATTCCTTTGGTGTTGGCGATATTTATATAACAAGTATAAATGATAGCACTGATATTCATGCAGGCGGAACCTCGGGGGCGGAACATACTCATGGGGGTGGTTATAAAATTGATATCGCCTCTGATACTCTTGCCAATATGATGCCACAAGAACGAGCAGCGCTTATTGCAAGGATAAAACAGGCGCTGCCGGGCGTCAGGATAATTAATGAATATGATGACCCGAGCGCAAATTCTACTGGCGGCCATTTTGATGTTGATTTTACGGAATATCGGAGCCGTGGTGATTATAGCGGGATGTCTGCAATGAGAAGTGATAAGCTTAAAAAGATGTTTACGTCTACCATTGCCGCAAACGAAGCGAAAGTAAAAAGAGCCGCTAATGCTGCAGATGCGGCATTTGTTCAACAGACATACGAATGGCAGCAGCAGGGCTTGAGCTACGACAATGCAATCAAACTTGCTACTCAAGCGGCAGGAGGAAACTGGGCGCGGCTTAATGGATTTACTAAAAATATCAATAGAATGTATGGCGTATCAGGAAATGGCAGCGGAGCGTCGGGGGGGAAGGCAGATCAAATGATGATGGACTATCTGGGAGATCAACTTACCGACAAAAAATTCTCTGCGCTGGATGAGTTGCTGGAAGCAGCCTCGCTAGCGGGTGCATCTGGAAAACAAATATACAACTTGTCACAGGAATGGGCTAAGTACGAAAAAGGTGAAGGCAAATACTCTTTTGACTGGAACGGAAGCATTAAACAGCAAATAGTTGGTGATATAAAAGGAACTGATAATGCTAAGTCAATATCATGGGAGAACGTCAAACTTGCACTGCAAAATGACTTTATCCCGAGATATAGGGAAAGGAATGGACGTGATCCGTCTAACTATGAGGTTATAGAAGCTGGTAGAGAAGCTTTAATTAAACAGCCGATTGGCACAGTTAAGAAACGTGGGACATATATTAATTACGAAGAGGAAGTTTCTTATAGTGCAGCAGACCTATCAGGCGCAGGAATAACAAGCATAGTCCAAGTAGACGATAAATATTTTAGGGCAGTAATGAAGAATGGGGAAATCAAAACAGTTAATGCCGATGAGCTACAAAGAATTGTCGGACAATAGGAGGTACTTCTATGGCAATGACACATGAGCAAATTGTTGACCTTGTAGAGAAGGGCAAGCGGGGCTTAAACCCTAACCTTTATTCATACGGTGACAATGGCGAAGTATATAAAAAAAATAACCTTAGCAACTATATGTTTTTGCAAGAGGATCCTGCATATTCAGAAGATTACAAAGCGGTTAAGGCTTTTGTTAATGGGGTTCAGCTTGCCCCCCGTGGAGCAGTTGGCGTACTGCGAATGCTTAGGGATGTAAACATTGCGCAGCACAAGGCGCAAGACCCCAGCTATGTAGAAAACGAAGTCAGCATAGCTACAGGAGAAGCGCTGCAAGCAGCGGAGCAGAGCAGTGTTTTGACTCCTTTTAATGTAAAATCAAAAAGTCAAATTGGACGATTTGGGCTTGACTTAGCGCAAGGTGCAGGACAGCTTGCCAGTCAAATCGGGATAACTGTATTAACTGGTGGCGCAGGCGGCGTTGCTGCTATGGGAGCTTCTGTTGCCGGTAATCAGTACCGCGACTTGCGAGAACAAGGTGTAGACATCGAAACAGCGGCGAAGTACAGTGCTCTTAACGCAGCTATTCAAGCTCCCTTGGAACAGCTGGGCGTTGGTAAAATCTTGAGTAAACTTCCAGCTGGAAGTCCGTTTCGGGCAAGAGCATTAAAGATTTTAGAAGGTGCTTTAACCGAAGGTGCGACAGAATTTATACAACAGTACCCGGATGAAATAACATCGTTTATCGCTCAACATCAGAACAAAAGCAATGAAGAGATATTACGAGGGATTGCTGAAAATTTCGGACAGTATACTAAAGATGCTGCCTATGCAGGGCTTATTGGTGCGTTGTTGGGTGGTGGCGGTTCTAGTATAAATGTTGCTCTTGAAAGAAATGCACACCGCGCTATGACTGATAACATTGCAGAACGTGCAGAGAGAATACGAAAAAGCGGAGCTGATCCTGCTTATGCGGCGTCTGTAATAAATGCTAATCTGCAAGGTGAAACTATTCATGTTGATGGTGAAGTGTTGTACCAGTATGCCCAAAATCAGAATATGGATGATTTTGCAAAAGAACTCGGTGTCACACCTGGTGCTATCATAGAAGCAGCAGAAACAGGGCAGGACATAGATATATTTCGCGGTAACTTCGAGGCGACAGTGGCACAAAAACCAGAGCTTCTTGAGGCGGTTAGAGATAGTATTACTTTTGATGATGGTGGTTATTCCGTGAGCAACGAACGCTTACAAAAAGAAATTGCTAAAGAATATCAAAAAGTCGCAGCGAATGATGAAGAAATTGAGACATGGAAAAAATCAATGACGGATCAGCTGTTAGAAGCCGGTCTGAATAAAAGCGAAACACTCAGTACTGTTGTCCTGTTGGAGAACGCAGCAAGAGCGAATAACCCCGAAAATCCTATGCAGTATATGAGGGATAATCCGCTGGAAATAAAGCGTGTTGTAAGTACTCCTAACGGTCGGTATTTACAGACTAAAAGTGCTAATGAAATATTGCTTGAGGATGAAAATAGCTTTGCGAATAATATTGATAAGTTTCTATCAGGCAAATTGGTAGATAAAACCGTTAGAGTAATGCAGACGCCTCTTGCGTTAGAAGTTGCTGGTGCAAAAATATTGCCTGTGGACATTTCTGTTGAAAATCTTGATAAGGTTTTAAATGGAAAACATAAAAGTGATATGTCTGCCGATATCGTTAAACAGATACCTAGGGCCTTAACTGACCCGCTAATGATATTTGATACCTATGATGGCAAGGATGGCGCAAAAAGAAAAATAGTTGCCCTGGATTTAAAATCTGAAAACGGAGCAACTATAGTAGTCCCTTTTGAGCTTGAAGTAGACAATAAAAGCAATAAGTATGTTATGAACGAAATTATAAGCGCGTATGGCAAAACTGACAATAAGACTGGCGAACCACGCTACGAATGGTTTGCTAAGCAAATTGAAAACGGAAATTTAAGATACATTAATAAAGAAAAAACCGCTAAACTGATTGAAAACGAGAAGCCCGAATGGCTCATGCCGTTTTCAACAGATAGCGGTTTTCTTAGTGCCAATATACCAAATGAAACGGACCTTGTCAAGCGCCGCGAAGAAATGCAGGGATACTATCAATCTGCTTTTCATGGAAGCCCACATAAATTTGAAAAGTTTGATTTAGGGGCCATTGGTACAGGAACCGGCATACAGGCACATGGATGGGGCTTGTATTTTGCTTTCAGCAAAAATACCGCTAAACGGTACAGGGATAGATTGAAAGTCCGCCGTGATACGTATACGGACGAAGGTTCTCTGGTTGAAGTTGATATCCCTGAAAATGATGTATTACTCGATGAAGATAAAGCTATCGAAAAGCAACCGCCTAAAGTACGTGCGATTATCGAAGCTGAATTAGAAAGAATTGGCGGGAGTGCAAATAACGGCAAAAGCTTTTATAGAGAATTAATATTCGAAATGCGAAGGAGAGGGATGGAAAATCCAGCCAGAGCAGCATCTGAACATTTAAATAAATTAGGGATAAAAGGCATTAAATATGTTGGAATGGTAGACGGACAATCATATGTAATTTTTGACGATCAGGCAGTAAAAATAATCAATAGTTATAACCAAAAAGTTAATAATGATAAAAAAGGCTCTATCACCTGGGATGCAGAAGGTAAAGCGATAATCAGCCTGTTTGAAGGTTCTGACCCAAGCACAGTTATTCATGAAGCAATGGGGCATTATCTCGCTGAAAATATCATGCGCTTCAGTGCGTTGCCAACCGCTACGGAACAAATGCGTAAAGATAGGCAAACACTACTTGAATACGCCAATTCTAGTGAGGAAGAGTGGGCTATTCTTGACCGCCCGCCTGAGGAACTTACAAAAGAACAGTTTGCCAGAAAAACCGCTATTCATGAACGCTGGGCTACTGGCGCTGAACAGTATTTTATGTATGGGACAGCTCCAAGCAAGGAACTGCGCAGGGTGTTTGGGAATTTTAAGAAGTGGCTTTTGAGAATATATAAATCCATTAGTGATTTTGTTGCCGCTCACGAATATGCTTCGCCGATTACGCCCGAGGTTCAGGCGGTGTTTGACAGGGCCCTTGCGAGTGAGGAGGCGATCATAGAACGTCAGAAGTTGGATGGGTATTTTGCTAAGCTTCCTGATGATATTGTTGATAATCTTTCGGAAGCGTCAAAAGTACGACTTAGTAAAGCCATAGAAAACGCCTATGACAAGGCCGTAGAATCATTGACGAGGGAAAGCCTTAAGAACTTTACAAAAGAGCGCAGAGCTGAAATAGATGCATACAGGGATGAGATCACTCCGACGATTACCGGAAGCGTTCAGGCAGAGACCCTTTATGTAACCGAAAGACACCTGATTGAAACGTTGGATGTAAAAAGTGCAACCCAAGCCGCACGACGATATCAAGATTTGATCGATAGGGCAAAGAACCCCGAAGGGGTGCTGACCGATAAAGAGCAGGAGCACCTGTTGTTGTTCTCTGCCGTAGCAGAGCAAAACGGGTATGCTAGTGGCGAGGATTTAGCAAAGACCATTCTTACAAGTCCTACAGAAGCACAGGCTGTTAAAAACGAGATTGACAAAGCTGTAAATTACAAGTTCCCGGATATTGTGAGTGAAAGACAGACCGCCGAACTTGCGACAAAGGAAGCTTTTTATAATGATGAAAGCGGGTTGGTTATTGGCATTGAGCAGCAGATTATTGAAGATACGGCGGCCGGACTGTTGGCAAAACAGCGTAGCACAGAAAGTAAACTCAAACTGGCTAGAGCGCGTAGACAACAAGCAAAAAACGCAGCAGTTGAAATGATCAATAACCTGCCGATCAGCGATGCGGTAAGAATTCAAAAGTTTATCACCGCAGAGCGTAACGCAGCGGCCAAGGCTGCTGTTGCTACAAAGGACGGTGATATGGAGACAGCTTTAACGCAAAAGCGATTACAGGCATTAAACCATGAACTGGTTATGGAGAGCATGAGGACCAGGCTTACATTGGAAAAGGCTGGTAGATTTTTGAAAAGGGCAAAAAATGCAAAAAAGGAAACGTGGTTTAATGAGGTGCATCAATCACAGGCCGGCGCATTGTTCGCAAGAATGGGGATAAAGTTGAAAGGTTATGACCCGGCAAATAAAACAATGACGTTGGAACAATACATGAACTCCATGAATGAACTTTTGGGGAATGCTGATATTGCAGAGTGGTTGCTTGATGAAACTGTAGATATCTCGAATCCTTTTGCGTTGACGCGCGAGCAATACTTTGATGTAGTGGATGCTATCAGAAACATTAAAGCCTTGGCAAGGCAGGAAAAAGGCGCGGATTTACTGGAGACAAAAAAAGACTTCAACGAATTCAAAGCCGAAGCACTGACAAAACTTCAAGAGTTGAAAACTGCTGAAAAGATTGTTCCGGGCGAAAAAGCAAAGCTTGATATGATTGACAAAGGCATAGCCCAAGGACTAACCTCGGACAGTTTATATGAAATTTTAGACAAAGGCAAACAGGGGTTCTTTTACAATAATCTTTACCTTCCATTAAAGCATAAGCTTGATCTTGAAAGCACAGATATTGCGTATCTTACAAAGAAGTTTGAGACTGCAGCAAGACGGTGGAAAGAAGCAACCGGAGATGTTTATGCAAAGGTAATTTATCCAGAGTTGGGGGTCGGGGCAGATGGTAAGCCGATAAAGCTTGATCGCAGTAATCTTGTCAAAATGCTTGTTTATTCCGGCACTCGTGAGAGCTTTAGACGATTGTGTGATACTCCGCCATTGGGGCTTGAGAATTCTCCGCTGTGGGTAAGAGAAACGGAAACCATATCCGCAGAAGACGCAAGGCAGGCTACAGCTGAAAATATTATGCAATTTCTCAGCGATAAATTAACGATTCATGACGTAGCGATGGCACAGGAACTTATTAATATTGCAGAGTACAAGTGGTCAGAAAAAGCAGAAAACGAGCGGCAGACAAAAGGATTTTCACCCAAGAAACAAGAAGCTACACCCCGAGAGATTTCGCTTTCAGACGGAAATGCTGTTGTATTTAGAGGTGGTTATTACCCACTTGTAAGAGACACTAGGGCAGGGAGCGTACCGGCAGGCAATATGCCCTTTACCGAAACTAACGAGCCTCGGTTAAAATACGGCATGCATACTAACACTGGCAGTATGAAGGCAAGAACTACAGGGGCAAGATATCCTGTTGACCTAACGCTTGATGCAGGGATAAGAGAAATCAATGCTTCTATTCATGACTTGCATTTTAGAAAAGTTATTCAAGGCGCTAACCGTATATTTAACGATAAAGATGTAGTTGGAATTATGAAGGCTAAGCTTGGAACAGCAAAGCTTAAAGCACTCCGAGAACAGGTTGAGGCCACGGCCCGTCCGGATGGAATGTACAATGCTTCTGCTGCGGAAGCTTTTATGGGCGACATAACAGATAAAATGCGTGGTAAGGTTATTGCTTATATGATAGGCATGAGCCTTAAAATCAACACACAAAACCTTGCAAATGTGGCGCTTTACGGTAACACAGTAGAAGGATATGGACACATAGCAGCGCTGCAGGACTTTATCACAAACGGGATCATACTGGGGACTAAATCGCCACGAGCTGCACGTGAAATGTGGTTGACTGTGCAAGAGCTGTCGCCGATGATGGCAGAAAGATTTCGTGGAACAGATTTTACTACTAGAGAACTTATGGAAAGCGGTAAGTTTGACGGTGTGACAAAAAAGGTTATGGAATGGTCTAATATGTCTATGGCGTTCACAGATGGCTTAACTGCTATACCAGTATGGTATGGAGCTTATACAAGGCAGATGAACAGCGGGAAAACACAGCAGGAAGCAAAAGATTATGCAGACGCTATAATTCGTAAGACGCTGGGGTCTACGAGAGCGGCAGATGTTTCTTCGATGGTTAGGACCAAAGGATCACTCAAAATAATGTTTATGTTTCAGACATTCTTTAATACACAGTTTAACCAGTGGTACTCTGAGTTTAAACGTCAGGAACTAAACCTTTCTAACAAGGAATATTCTAAAATAGCCAAAGAGGTAACTAGCTTTGTTTTTGCTAAATGGGCTACGTTTACGATTCTATCTCTTCTGCTTGCGGGAGAAAATCCGTTCGGCGACGATGATGACGACGGATACAACGATTTTCTGTCGGAACTGTTTTCTTATCCACTAACTCTTGGCGGCCCAGTAGGGCAAGTTATGAACTACGGTGCAAGGACAATGCTGGACATGAACACTTTTCCATATCGCATCTCACCTATTGAATCGTCTCTCAATATGGTGTTTACTTCCTCAACGGCGATAGGAAATGTACTCCGAGGCGAAAAGGAAAAAGAAGAGTTAGTCGAGCCTGCTGTTAACTTGACGCTTCTTGGCAAAGGTATGCCGAGCCAGCTCAGCAAGTGGTTCTTTAATGCCTGGGATATTTTGTACGGTGATATGGAACCGAGGGCCGAAGACTTGTTCCGGCGTAGACCGAAGCGGGAACGCGACGAATAAAAACATACCCCTCTTTTTAGAGGGGTATGTTTTTAAATGTTATTGTAAAAATTGCATCGCAAGTGCTGGCAAATAGAAAACTATGTAGGCTAGTAACAGTCGTTTATGAATTTTTGAATATTCAACGTTTTTATAGACATATACCGCATAGGGAAGAAAGAGAATTAATCCAAGGAGTACGTTGTTTGTAAAGCCAATAACCATAGTACAAAAAATAATTATTGAAATAGAGAGAAACATTTTTAGCATAGCGCACCACCTTCCTTTCTACATTATAACACATGAAATAACCATACACACGGACTAACAATCGGTGCTTTTTATATTAAAGAAAAGGAGTGATCATATGAGTGTAACAACTACCGCAACATCTGTAAGTTACATATACCAAGAGGGAGAAGTGTATTCTCTGCCTTATGAGTACCAAAACGAAGCAGATGTAAAAGCAAGCTATATTGACAGTGACGGAAACAAGGTAAACCTTGCTTATAATGTTGATTATACTGTCGGCGGCAGGACTGTAACAGTAATAGCAGCGTTACCGGATGGCGTCACAATTACGTTTGCGAGACAAACAGAAATAACCCAGCAAACGGAATTGCCACCACAGACAATCACGAAGGCTATTGAGACGGCTATCGATAAAAACACAATGTGTATTCAAGAGATAGCTACAGACCAGGGGACACTTGGAGCAGAGTTTAATGCATTTACGGCTAACATTAATCAAACTATAGTAAGGTTTGAGCAAAGTTTTGATGAATTTAAAATAAGCATTAATCAGTCGATTGTTAATCTTGAGCAGAATTTTGATGAGTTTGCGCAAACTGTCAATCAGTCGATTACTAACTTTGAGCAAAATTTTAACGACTTCAAAAAAGAGGTTAATCAAACGGTTGCCGATGCTATTGCCGAGGTTGAAGCGATAAAAGAAACTGCTATTACAGAAATGAATGACATAAAAGATGAAACGCAAAACATAGCAAACAATGTTAATGTATTCATTCCTTTTGTGAATAATGGTACGTTGTCTTGGACAAATGAAGCTGGACTCCCTAATCCTGCTCCAGTGAATATAAAAGGTGAACAAGGGAGTCCCGGTAAAGATGGTGTTGACGGCACAGACGGTACAGCGGCCACAATTACTATCGGAACCGTAACAACAGGAGAGCCGGGCAGTAATGCAAGTGTAACCAATGTCGGAACAGATACAGCGTCCATACTTGATATATCAATCCCCAGAGGTGATAAAGGCGCAGATGGGACAGGTGCTGGCGATGTAATAGCTGCTGCCGATAACACTTTCACAGCTACAAATACCTTTGAGGGTGTTATGAAAACAACCTGTGATATGCAGCATTATTCAACGCAAACTGGTGGTACGCTGGTGCTTGGATATGAGAGCGATAATTTTCAAACCCTAATCATAACGGATAGCCCAACGGAGATACGTTATAACGATACTGGTTCTAATATGACAGGTCATAAAAAGACATTTATAGTGACCATTATTAGAAAAGGTTCAGCTGCCTTTAAGTTATCACCAATAAACATTGTAAATGGTCAAACAGCATATTTTCGCATTATGAATGGTACTCTCCTGCCTGACATTGGTACAGGCGAGTTATTGAAGTTAGGATTAGAAGTTGACACCGAATTTAACGTTATTTATGTACATATTCTAGGCGGGCAGGTGGCTGAACCATGAGCCTATCAAACAGATTATTATTGGCAGCAAAGAAAGCAGGAACGCTTATAAACTGGCAGGGAAACGCAAGCCTTGCTTTGACATATGCAGGAATAGACGCATATGTATACAGTTATACCCGTGCTTATCAAGATGAAGGAGAGGGGAGCTTGTCTCCCTTACTGCAAACAGTTAAAAATGATACCCAAATTTATAATTTAACTCTTGCAGTCGATCCTAATAGCATAATGTTATTTGAGGCAGCATTGTACTTTTATAATCTTCCGGAGCCTGCCCCGCCTGATTCCAAAAGGTTTACTGGGCTGTCAAGGCTTATTGTTCACTCTACGACAGGAGGAAGTCCCTTTGTCATAGATGATATGGACAGTCTTTTTGATCCTAACAGTAATTCTTATAACATTTTCAGTGATGATTTAGCTAATTGGGGCTATACAAATCTAACAGCAGCAGCGACTTTAGATTTTACTTTTGAATTGGAGTGGTACGAATGATGATACATAAGGTTATTAAATATAAATATGAAGGCAATACCTATGAGAGCTTTTCGCAACTAAAGCAGGCATACCCCTATATCAGCTTCCCTGCTAGTGCGGACGTTGACGTGCTCTCTGCTTTAGAGATTGAAAAGGTGGAAACATACCCGCCTTTGGAACGCTGTAAGGAACTGCTAATCAATGCCGCTAAAATGCACAGAGATACCGCAGAGGTCGCCCCTGTTGAATACGAGGGCAACACCTATGACTTCGACACAAAAAGCCGTGACAGGCTGGATATTGCGTTAAAATCTTTATCGGTACAGGGTGAAGGCGCAACAATAGGTTGGGCAATGGCAGACAATACAACAACGACAATCACGGCTGCTGACATTATGGGCGTGTTTGTAACAAGCGCAGTCAGAAGCAATGCCCTGCATGAGCAGTACCGGTCGACCAAAGAAAAAATCGAAGCTGCTCAAAGTGCGGAAGAGCTGAATGAAATTGAATTAGGGGGACGAGAATAAATGGATATTGCCGCATTTAAATATGCTGTTGTGGGGGCCTTTAAGACACTGACAACTGACGGATTGGCTAAAACTATAGCGGCGTCAGTAATGGCAGCATGCTTGCACAAGCACGCTGTTTTATTTTACGCTTTTACGTTGCTGGTCTTTTTGGACTGCGCAACGAAGTGGATAGAAATATCCTACAAGCAGTTGTGTGAAGCTGGAAGAAATGAACCGACGGTATTGCAGGCGATCTGTGGAATCCCGGCGGCACGGCGGCAAGGTAGTATTTCCAGCGAAGTCATGAAACACAGGTTCCTCGGTAAACTGGTAGTTTATATGCTGTGTGTGGCCGCCGCGGCAGTTATTGACGTTGTAATGCAACAGTTAAATAATGCTCAATGGGCTGTATTGCTAGTTATCAGCTACCTTGTAGCGACGGAACTATTAAGCATTATCGAAAATCTTAGCGATGCAGGCTGCAAAAACTTGACCGGTCTTATTACACTAGTTAAGAAAAAACTAACATGACGCCACAGGCGGCCGCTAACGAACTAAAAGCCATGCTTGACGCTATGGATCCCCGCTTTCTCACATGGGATAGAGAACAGCGAAAGGTCGAAGCGTTAAGCATGGCTATTGTATTACTGAAAAAGGAGGATGAATATGTTAAAAGAAATTCAATTTCAACGGAGCAAACAGCGTATTTATGCTATGGACGGAGAGTACAGAACAATTGATAGCTGGGAGTGCCGAGATGCGTTCGTGCCCGGCTACAATGCAGCAGGTGACCCCAGGGGAAGTTTGCCGAATGGTGTCTATACCGGTGTAACTGCTGAGGTAACTGACGGTGCATATGGTCCGGCTTATGGCAACTTTTATATCACTACACGCGACCCGCGCGCTCGTGATATTCACGGTGGGGGCAGTGGACTTCCTGATCCTTATGCAGACTATCAAGGCTGGATACCTACTTACGGCTGTCTGCGTATGCAAAACGCTGACGGTGTAGTATTAAGCCGTATGATTATTGATAGTGGGAATAGCGTTGTGTTGACGGTGGTGGAATAAATTTACTCATTTTCGTTGTTTTTGCAACAAAAATGAATTGACAATTTGCAATGCGAGTAGTAAAATTAACCTGACAGGTAAATGAGGTGACACGTTGCAAATCAAATATAAAAACAAAAAAATTGAAGCAGTTTGCACTGACGCCTCAGAAGCGAAGAAAAAATATGGCGAACAAATGGCAGATATAATTCATTTGCGTATAGATCAAATAAGTGCTTTTGATTCAGTGGAATGCTTGTTGCAGTATAGAATTGGCAGATGCCACACACTGGTAGGCGAACGGAAAAATCAATATGCTATGGATTTAATTCATCCACATCGTCTTGTTTTTAAAAAGGTCGAAATAGAAAAACAATGCGTGTGTATTTTAGAAATCGTGGATTATCATTAATTATTGTACAAAAGGAGGATGTTTATTATGGTAAAAAGTCGTACGATAATCGCAACGCCTCCTGGCGTTACAATAAAAGAACAGCTTAGTGATAGGGGAATGAGCCAAAAGGAGTTTTCCGCTAGAATGGAGTTGACTGAAAAACATATTAGCCGTCTTATAAATGGAGAAGTAAGATTAACTACTGATGTTGCAAAACGGTTAGAAATGGTGTTAGGTATACCAGCTAACATTTGGAACAATTTAGAGGCGATTTATCAAGAAAAACTGTTTAAAGCAGAACAAGAAAATATGATGGACGAGGATATTGAAATAGCAAGAAAATTACCATACAAGGAAATGGTAAGAAATGGTTGGATAAAAGAAGAAACAAACAAGCCTGAAAAAGTTATAACCCTTAGAAAGTTTTTTGAAGTAGTAAGGCTGGGCTGTATTGAGAGTCAGTTAATTAATAAGATTGCTTGTAGGAAGTTAGCCGAAACAGAGCGTAGTGATTATGCGCTTATTGCATGGGCTCAAAAAGCAAAACTTGAAGCAAGAAAAATTGATGTGAAAGTTATAAATGTAGAAAAATTAAAATCTTCATTAAATAATATTCGGGCTATGACTAGAAAATTGCCCGAAGAATTTTGTCCTGAGTTGAGGAAAGTTTTATCAGATTGCGGAATTGCGATTGTTTTTTTACCTCACATAGGCGGTTCTTTCTTGCATGGCGCAACTTTTTATGATGGGAAAAAAATAGTAATGGGATTGACCGTTAGAGGTAAAGATGCAGATAAGTTTTGGTTTAGTTTGTTCCATGAAATTGCGCATATAATACATGGTGATATCGGAAAAAGTGAGGGTCTGTCTGATGCAGATGAACAACAAGCTGACATTTTTTCGAAAAACATACTTATACCAGAAAAGTTATATGAGGACTATGTTCACATAGGTAGTTTTTCAAAAGAGGGGATTATGCGTTTTGCTAATAAAATTGGAATTGATGCAGGAATAGTAGTGGGGAGATTACAAAAAGATAATTTTATACAATATAATTGGCACAATGAATTAAAATGTAAATATCAAATTTCTTGACTTTAACACTAAAAGCACTTTGCGAAAGCAGAGTGCTTTTTTCTATGGAGGAATAATATGTATGAAAAAATCAAAAGTTGGATATCTAATAATCGCTTTCTTGTTGGCATGGCTGTTGGCGCAATTCTTTTTCTACTCTGTTACCTGTACAGCCACAGAACTACCCCCACAGCTGACGATATCACGAACACAATATATAGAACTCAAGAACATAATCAACGAGCAGGAGAGCTTACTGACGCAGCTGGAAGTGAAATTAAAGCAGCTGGAACAGACATCGCCCGAGCTATTGAAAACATTGAGCGAGCAGAAAGCATTGCTAACCAAAACGCAGGAACGCTTGAGGAATGCCGAAACATTGTTGGCACTATCAAAGATAGAACAAGAGAAGCTAAATCAATCCTTGCAGACATTGGGCGATCAGATAAAGAAGCAGAAGGACGTTAGCAGGCGCAGGGAACGGCAGAAAGCCTTTTGGGGCGTTGTCGGTGGCGTTGTTGTTGGATTGTCTGCAAAATAGTAAAAGCCTAGCTTAACTGGTAGGCTTATTTTTATTTTATTTTTGACTACAGTTTGACTACAACTTATAAAAATAAATTGCCGCAGTTTAGAAGTTATTGCATATAATAGTGGCTTGAATACTAGCTTTAGCGCATGGGGAAAGGGTTTAGAAAACCATATTTTTTGACGCACCATCTTGAGGGGGTGGCGGGGAGACCCGTGTGGGTTCAAATCCCACCAACCGCACCAAATGAGAAGATAAACGCTTCACGAATTTTCGTGAAGCGTTTTTTATTTGTCAGAGCTGCAGAATTTTTTTGTTTTATTTTGTTTTATTTATTGCTTATAATCATATTCGTAGTATGATATGAATATGATTAAGAATGGAGTGAGATAAAATGATTTTTGGTGTATTGCCACAGAAAAAGAATCAGTATGCATTGCGTATTTTAGGAAATTGCGGTGAATTTACTTCTGAGGAGCTTTTGCGGCTGTCAGAATTAACAGCAAAGTTTGGCAATGGTAAGATTACAGCCACCAGTAGAGGAACTTTTGAATTGAATGGTGTCAGTGAGAGTGAGTTGGAGCCTGCGATTGAGGCAGTACAGGCAGCAAAACTTCGCTTAGGTGGAACAGGTGCGACAGTTCGGGCTGTTGTGGCATGCAAAGGTACTGACTGCCGTAAAGGTATGTTTGATGTGCATGCTTTTGCCTGCAGACTAGATAAAGAATTTTATGGTATTGATGTACCTAAAAAATTTAAAATCGGTGTCTTTGGCTGTCTTAATAGCCTTGGTAAGGCTATGGCACAGGATATTGGGGTTATGCCCTCTTTTACAGAACCAGGAAAATTTGAAATATATATTGGTGGATTGTTAGGGAACAGACCTGTCCAGGGAAAGCATATCCCAGTACCTCTAAAGGAAGAGATGGTGGCAGATGCGATAAGATATGTTTTGGATATATATAAGACAAACGGTATTTATCCGCAGCGCCTGCGTACGGTATTAGATGACAAAAAAGAGCTGTGGCAGGAAATTAATTATTATTTTAAAAGCCTGGCAAAATAACAGTTGAATAAAAAGTATGGAAGCTGCTATTTTTAAAATCTTTAAAAATTATCTTTGACGATTAAGTAAGATTATATAACGTCATGTTTTTTCATAAAGTCCTATAATTAGATTCGTAAGCAGTAATGCAAAAAATATTTAAGGAAGTGGACTTTATGAAATTCAAAAATCTTGTATTAACATTAGGTGTATTAATGATGCTGGCCTTTACTTCTATGGCTGCTGCCGCGCCTAGTCAGGTAAACCGCAGTATGACAGCTATTAATGCAGCAAAAGCAGAAATACCTGCTGTATGCGAACTGGTTGGTTATAATGTGGACGGTGATACCAGTATCATAACTTTTAAAGACCCTAATACTTTGGAACGTTATGTTGTAGATGTTAATACAGCTACGGCCAAGGTGCAGGAAATCGAAGTAAAAGGTGCTACATTTGTTATGGGCAGTACTATGGTTACTAAAACTCCGGATGATATAGAAAAAATTGTTTTGAAAAATTATCCTAATGCCTATGAAATCGTTATTACTCAAGGGCAGGATGGAAATAATATTTACTATATTGCCGACTTTTTGACTGATAAATTTGATGGAGAATTAAAGTTAGATCCTGTTACCGGTGCTATTTGTGAACGTGAACTGGAATACTTCTAAGCGAAAAATAAAAGGAGTACATCAATTGATGTACTCCTTTTATTTTTTTAGAAAAGTTTTAAAATATCATTGTTGTTAAAAGCGCTGATCGGTTTTAAAGGACGCGGAGAACCGTCAGGCTGCTGCAGCTGTTTGTCCATCCAGATAATATCCAGCCACTGGTCAAATTTATAGCCGGCTTTAGGATGCGGACCAAGATTTCTGAAGCCAAAGGCAGCATGAAAATCGATACTGCGTTGGTTATTAGCAGTAATGCATGCATAAACATTATAAAAACCCTGTTTTTGAAGCAGGTCCAAAAGGCAGCTGTAAAGTTTTTTGCCAATACCGCTGTTTTGGGCTTCTGGAGCCAGATATATTGAAAGATCAGCGTCGTAAAGATAGGCGATGCGTTCCTGATAAGGAGAGCCGTAGGCAAAACCTAAGATTTTGCTGTTTCGTTCATAAACTAGATAAGGGTATTTACTGCTGATGTTTGAAATACGTTCAGTAAATTCTGACAGGGATGGCGGTTCATATTCAAAAGAAATAGTTGTATCCAGAATATAAGGCGTGTAAATATTTAAAATTCCGGTGCTGTCTTTTAATTCAACAAAACGGATCTTTTCCTGCATGTTCAAGC